TCTTTAAAATCATAAATCTGACCCTCGTATGTGGTGAACGAAGCCATGTATTCTTGCTCGAACTCGGCTCGCGACATTGACCGGCGAGCCTCAGCCACGTCCGATTCCGCCATGCGAGTGTTCTCACTATAATCCGCTTGTAAGCTAACCCACTCTGGAAAGTTAGGGTCAAACCCACGGTTCCAAAATTGACTAAACCAGTTTTGTTTACCACGGGGCGTGGAGATAAAAATGGCTTTGCTATTCGGCTTGTCTAGGGTAGGACGTAGTGCAACGTTAAAGGCTGCTTCACCACCTTCACCTAGTGCAGCTTCGTCAAAGATAATTAAGTCGTAGCTACGTCCAACGCAACTATCCACAGTGGATAAGGAACCCATGCGAATGGTACTTCCATTCTCCAGCTCAATAATTTTATCCTTTAAGTTGTCGCGTGCCACCTCCAGGTCAAAATGGCGGATCAGCTTGCGTTGTAGCTCAAACGAGATACCCGATAAGTTGTAGTTTGGGGATATGATGAGCACATTAGACCCAGGTACAAGTGTCACCAACTGCCCAATCACGTTGGCAATGTAGGTTTTGCCTAGGCGGCGCGCTAGCGCGGCGCACACAAAGCGGTAGCGGGGCGAGTTGACTGCGTTGATTAGGGCCAGTTGTGGACGGTTTACACTGTCCCAGATGTCTAGTAGCTTTAAGTAGTTGACGATTGGTAACTTAATAAATCGTGTCTCACTAGGAAACTCGGTGATTGCGTCGCAATCAACGTCAGGGCGTGATACTACAAGCATTAAATACCCTCACCCGACACCAGTCGCTGCACAAGTTGCGAGTACTTCGACCCGTCTAGCTCATTAATCTGCACATTCACCTGCTTTTGCGGGCCGGTGCTGCTACCTTGGCGTAGCTTTTCCAGCTGAATTTGTCGGTCTAGCAGGTCCATCGACATTTTATGCGACAGCTGTAGTAGGTCAGCAATGTCCTTATTGGATCCCACACCACCTTCCTCCAGCTCACTAAACTTTTGCTTTATAAGTGCGTCCATTGCACGGCGTAGTAAGAATCGGTTGTTGTAGCCTGTATCCATGAATACGGCGTCGATGTATCCACGCACTTCACGGCGTGCCAAGATGTTGGTAACCGCTTCGGGGCTTAGGTCTAGCTGGTTAGCCACTTCCCGGGGGTCTTGACATTGCAGGTAGCAATTGGCTACCTCCAGGGCCTCGGGGCTTATATTGAGTGTTTCGGCAGGTAGGTTTTGCGTCATGTGTACTCCTTTTGGGTCAATTATAACACGTTGGGGTGTTGGGGGCAAGTACAAAATTTGGGTGGGTTAGCTGGGTTTAGTGTCGGGTTGGGGTCGACTTGCGTAAGTTTAGGGTCAGGGGGATACTTGGGACAATTGGACAATTTAGGGTCAGGCCGTGCCATGGTGTGGTATGGCACCGTAGCGATTGTCAAAAAATCCCATATAGGCCGCATGTGGGTGGGCTGTAAGCGAAAAAGTAATCAGTAAGTCTACTAACCGCCCCTGTCTGTAATACTTTTGTTTTCAAAGTATTTTGTGAACCAAATAGCTAATATGTAACAGATTGTAAAAATTCTAGAAAATGCTTGTGCGACTGTAAAAAGCCTGTATAATAGATCACATGGACAGCAAGGAAACACAAATGACCGACACTCAAAAACTCGCTTTGGCATACGCTGAAAAACTGGTAGAATACTATCGTGCTGTGAATAGCGATGTATGCGACAGAGATCGTTGGGTTCGTACTGCTACCAATGAGATGTATGATGCTCAAAATGCACTGGCTTATGCCGCTGAATGTGAGGCTAAAAATGACTAAACGTGAATTTTTCGATGCGCTTGGCTTTGCCGCTTGCATAGCCCTTCCGTTTGTGATATACTTCACACTCGTGATGAAACCTTAAACCCTTGACTTTTCAGGAGAAAACCATGACTAGCAAAACTGTTAACTACACTCCCGAGCAAACTGCCAAGATGGTTGCCGACTATAACGCCGGCGTGACTGTTGAGGCAATGGCTGAGGCACTGGGCAAATCGGTGCGTTCGATTGTTGCCAAACTGAGCCGCGAGGGCGTATATCGTAAGAAAACCTACACCACCAAAACTGGTGAGGCTGTTGTGAAAAAGGACGCCTGGGCTGACTACATCGGTGAGGCACTGGGCCTGACTGAGGCTGATACGGAAAGCCTGACCAAGGCCAACAAAACTGCACTGGCTAAGATTGCCGATTTTATCAAAGCTGAAAAGGCTTGATCGCAAGGGCTTCGGCCCCTTGTAATACTTTTGTTTTCAGATGGAATTGAAAACAAAAGTATTACCCTGCAGGCGCCAATATTATACCATAATATTGGCTGGCGTGTCAATAGGTACATGTACCTATGTTGTATTTTTGCACGGGTGCTTGTAGCGTGTGAAACCTGATATAATTGGCAGCATGATAAACGAACAACGCAACGCAATAATCTGGGGCTTGTCAGGCGCATACTATGATGCTATAATGAATAGCATTCCGGCATGGGTTTTGCAAAACCCGGATATGTTGGAAGATTGGTTTTTTGCCGAATTGGGGATTTAAATGCGTGAATATATCCAATATCTGAAACTGAAAAAGCCGGTACAATTAACCGTGGTTAATCGTCAGCATAAATCGACCGATGCGGAATATGAAACAGATTATCGTGATAATGGGCAAATTAATTGCCACTTAATCACAATCTGGAATAATCCCCATTCGCGTGATTTTAATACACTGGTTGCCCATGAGTTAATTCATGCATGGCAGGCTGAGAATAACAAAACTGAAATTCATGGCCCGTATTTTGTAAAACTGGCTCGCAAAATGGAAACCAAATTTGGTTTGCGTGAAGTTTATTTACCCGGAATTGATGAGGAATAATGAATACCTTGGTTTTCAGATAAGATTGAAAACCAAGGCATTACTTTGTGGGCGCCAAAATTATACCACATAATTTTGGGCTGTGTCAATAGGGGTTTCCACCTATGTTGTATTTTTGCACTGGTGGTCTGGTGGGCGAAAACGTGGTACAATACACCCATGTTCAACGAAACTGAGGTTTCACAAAATGGCTAAAATCAAGCGTGTTGCAATTTACGATATGGACGGAACCATTGTAGATTCCAGTCACCGTTACCGTACCATTACAGATGAAAATGGAACCCGTATTGATTTGGATTACTGGCGTGAAAATGAATATCGCGCAATGGAAGACGGATTATTGCCCATGTTTGAGCAATATCGCCGTGATTTGGCTGATCCTGAAACGTACGTTATTATTGCCACTGCCAGGGTAATGAATGAACCCGATTGGCAATTTGTAAATGAGATTCTCGGGATGCCTGATTATTTTATTAGCCGCCCGAAAGATTCCAGCGTATCAGGCAAAACCCTGAAAACCAATGGCTTGGCTAAATTCTTTAATTTGGTTAATTTCAAAGATGCGGATTTTGTTTTTTATGAGGACAATATCCAGTATTTAAAAGCGGTTTGTGATCGCTTTAATATCCGGGGCGTTTATATTCCCTCGGTTCAGGGTCACTGATAATGGGCGAAAGCCCATTATTTAAGATTAACTTTTTGGAGAAAATCATGCAAATTGGAAAATTGAATATCACCGAATGGACTTGGAATAATATGAAATTGGCTAATCCGTTTCTGATAATCTGGAAACTAATCTGGATTATTCCGGTGTATATTGCCGTGATTATCTTTGCCATTATTATGACTGTATACAATTTTGATATGGGCGCATTTGGGAAAACTATTAGAAATAATATCTAATACTTTGGTTCCCAAACAAAAATGAATACTTTGGTATTCATTTTTGGCGCCAAAATTATACCATATAATTTTGGCCCGTGTCAACCCCTTTTTGCACAAAAACAACAAAAACAATTGTAACAGTCACGGCAAACTGTTACAAACCTGACGCCACTCTGACAGGTTTTGGGGTTATAATATGGGCATGTTGCAGGGTTGCAGCATCTGCGAATTCCGGCAGACTCCGGTAATACTTTGGTTCACAAAATGGCTAAAAAGCAATTCTTTGCGATTCTCGACACTGAAACTACCATTAACGATACTGTGGCTGATTTTGCTATCATTATCGTTGACCGTAATGGCGCGATTCATAATCAATGCGCGGTTTTGGTTAAAAATCATTTTGACACAATGGAATTATTCCATGATAAAAATGCAAATGATATTTGGGGTTATGCTGGCCTGAATAAACGTAAAGCCAATTATAATACCATGCTTGATAATGGCGTGCGTATGCTTGCCTCAGTTAGCGCAATTAATCGTTGGATCAATCAAGCCATTGGCAAATATAACCCGACATTAACCGCATATAATCTGGCATTTGATACTGCAAAATGTGCAAATACTGGTATTGACCTCACTGGGTTTACCTCACGATTTTGTCTTTGGCAAGCTGCCATTGGTAATATTTGCAATACCCGCAAATTCAAACAATTTGCCCTTGATAATCACGCATTTAATGCGGTTACCGCACATGGTAATATGACATTCAAAACTAATGCCGAGATTGTTTGCGGGTTTATTAATGGCGAATTCAAAACCGAACCACATACTGCCCTTGAAGATGCGCGGGATTTTGAATTGCCGATTTTGACCCAGATTATTAAAAAGCGCGACTGGCGCGATAATATCAAGCCGTATAACTGGAAAGAATTTCAAACCAAGGATCATTTTAAACCCGTTTAATATGTGGGGGTGATTATGTGGAAAATGCTCTGGATAATCGCCCTTTGTTTTCACCTACTGGAAACAAAACGGGTTGATTTTAAAATGGTTACAACTGGTTTTTGGATTCAAACTGACGCAAGGATTATATAATGGAAACTATCGGCTGGATTGGCGGGATTTTATTGGCATTTTGTGGATTACCCCAAGCGTGGGAATCGTATAGGACAAAATCATCGGCAGGATTAACCTGGGGATTTTTGAGTATGTGGTTTTTGGGTGAGATATTCACCATCATATACATAATCCCGAAATGGCATTGGCCCTTAATTTTCAATTACACGGCTAATATATTCTTCCTGCTGATAATCATTTACTACAAAATTAAGCCCAGTAAATAAAAATAAACCCCGAGATAATCGGGGTTTATTTTTGCTGCTTATATAAGCACATGCATATATAAGCAACTGCTTATATATGGGCGCCAATTATACACCTATAATTGTGCCCGTGTCAAGAAAAATCAAAAAACATATTTTGCGTGTGTGGTTGCAAAACAACAGTCTGGTGGTGTATAATATGGACATGGACAAAACCACACTTTTAAACATCCTACGGCGTGAAACTATAATGCTTTGGGATACACTTTGCGAGATTTATACTCCATTGGTTCACAGAAACGAACCCATGGTAGAACTTAATCCCTACTGCTGGCGTACTGCTGGACTGTGTTTTCAGGACGAAAACCGCATACAATTGAGTTACAAATTTTTTGTGGCTAATACAAAATATCGCGATTACATGCTGAATGTAATACTACCGCATGAGGTTGCACATCAGGCTGACTGGTTTTTATATGGCGAAAGCGAAAAAACCTGTGGGCATGGCGTGCGCTGGTGCGAAATTATGGTACAATTAGGGCTTGAGCCTAACCCGTTTCACAACATGGAGATTCCCCGAAAATGATTACTTTTGTTTCTTGGTTCGGTACAGTTGCCTCAATTTTGGGCAGTTTTGCCGTTGCAACCAAAATGTTTCAAATTGGGTATGTACTGTTTACTTTTGGTTCGCTGGCTTGGTTGTTTGTGGCCTGGACGCGCAAAGATCGTGCGCTTGGTGTACTAAACGGCACATTTTTTGTTGCAAATGTAATCGGATTGGTTAACTTTTTTTAAAAGGGCGCAAGCCCTTTTTATTTTGCCCCAATATAATACTTTTGTTTTCAGGTGGAATTGAAAACAAAAGTATTACAGGCGGTGCGCCAAAATTATATCATAATTTTGCGGCCCCGGTCAATAGGTGTTTCCCCCTATGTTGTATTTGTACAAATTGCAAAAAAGTCTTGTTTGTGGGGCTGGTTTGCGTTATAATAATCCCATACCGCAGCGAAGGGCGCAGCGGAATAACCCGAAAGGTAACACTATGGAAAAGACTAGCAAAACTGTCAACTATTCCCCTGAAATGACTGCAAAAATGGTTGCCGATTATGCGGCTGGCGTGACTGTGGAAGCAATCGCTAGCGAACTGGGCAAATCGGTTCGCTCGATTGTTGCTAAACTGTCGCGCGAGGGTGTTTACCAGAAAAAGACCTACAAAACTAAAACTGGCGAGCCAGTCGTGAAAAAAGACGCTCACGCGGACGCTATCGGCGCGATTTTGCGGTTGCCTGAAAATGATATTGAATCACTGACAAAAGCGAACAAATCGGCACTGAAGGCGATTTTCGAAGCCCTTGCAAATAGCAAGCCACTGTAAATAATGGGGCATAATGCCCCATTTACCGTTCAATCAAAAAGGATTTAAAATGATTTTCACATTTGAAGAATTGCACGTTAATCTGGCAGACTATAATGGTTTTCAGGTTGCCACTATTAATGCGGTTATTATTGACCGGGCTGCAAACTATTATAAGGATATTTGCGGTTTTGAAGGTTGGCCTGATGAAGAACTATTTAAAAATTTTGATTGGGGGGTTGACTTGGTGCAACGATTAATTTATATTCCAGATAATGCGCTAGTTATTCAGCCGCTTTATCATTAAAATAAAACCCCGAGATAATCGGGGTTTTATTTTGCCCAAAATCGGTTGTAATACTTGGTTTTCAGAAAAAATTGAAAACAAAAGTATTACAAACTTGCGCCAAAATTATATCATAATTTTGGAGCGCGTGTCAAGCGTCTTTACAAATCTTTACACTGTGTTGTATTTTCGCACTTGCGCATATATGCATGCGCTTATATAAGCACCCACGAATATAAGCCACCGCGCATATGTGTACTTTTGTACTACACGCAGCGCAGCAGCGCCAGTGGCTAATCAAGTGCAAAAACTCCCACGTGCCGCGCGCCAGTGGCCAATCAAGTGCAAAAACTCCCACGTAGGTCGCGTGCGCCCATTATACAGTGGAAAACCTTTCCAAGTCAAGTGTATTTTCACCGCGGCTTACCAAACACAAAAATCTTGTCTTGTTGTCTGCAACCCATTGGGCTATAATAACTATATTGATTGAAAGGAATCCCACATGACTGACAATGAATTTTTTAGGCTGGATCAGGAGGCGTGGTACGCGGAGTGGGTGGACCACGAAGTCCGCGAAATTGTGAGTGATACCTACCCCCACACCGAAAACTTTGCATTTGACGACATTCCGTTTTGAGTATATAATAATCTTTTAATCAGCGCAGAAACCAAACGAAAGGACATATGATGACTGACGCAACTAAAACCAACTACACCGAAGCACAAACCCTGGAACTGGTGACTCGCTACCAAGCGGGTGAAACTGTAGAAGCCTTGGCCGAGGCTGTGGGCAAGAGTGTACGCAGCGTGGTAGCCAAGCTCAGCCGCGAAGGTGTGTATCAAGCCAAGACCAAGAGCAAGGGCACTGCTCGCGTTACCAAGGCTGCACTGACCGGTTTGCTGGAAAGCAAGCTGGGCATGGACCCCGGCAGCCTGGAAAGCCTGCAAAAGGCTTCACACGACCAACTGGAAGCACTGGTTGACCGGGTAGTTTAAGTTTAGGGTCAGAAAATCCATACTTGATCTTCTGACCCAAACCCGGTATAATAATATCTTAGACAGTTGAGAAGGGCCTTGTTAAATGGCAAGCAATTGCCGGCCTGTTCAGCTCAGCAGCCCACCTCGCTAATCAGTGATTACTCGACGTCGTATCTGTGTGGCTAGTCTGTTTGCGGCAACTGTCTAATTTTCGACTTGAACTTATACTTAAACTACTGTATAATTTATATATATATATTGAAGACAGGGTGACAGCGGGCAGCGTCAAGCTGATACGTCTTAATTGTGGAGAAAATGCACTCCGAGCCACAGCCCCGAGCACACTAAAGCGAAAGCTATCAGCTACTTGCTGGTAGTGCTAAGCAAAAACAGAAGTTACCGTTGTGCCAACCCCTATGCGATCTTAGTTCAGACAGTGCAATCGCCGCACTAGCGTTAGGATGTACCGGCAGTGTGGGCCAGTTCGCAGCTCAGGGTTTTGCTTGCAGTGATAGCTTTCGCTTTAGGGTGTTATGAGATCATGTTTGATGAATAACAACTTAATGGCCACCGAATACTTCTCTAGTGGCCGCCCAACCAATATGCTTCCATCGTCTATCGGCTAGGACACCGCCCTTTCACGGCGGGAAGGAGGGGTTCGATTCCCCCTGGAAGTACCAAAATCCACTGATGAGCACCCTGCAATGGGGCGAAACTCTCAGGAGCGCAGTGCAAGTGTACGGACCCTAGACCCAGTCCTGCTTGCAACGCCTGAGGGTCTGGATGAAAACCCAGCGAAACCAGGACGCCTGTCCCTCCCGAAGCCTAGTAGCCATGCGCGAACACCGGACGGAGCTATGGCTGAAAGTGAGTAACTGGAAATGAGTAACTCCAAGGCCCGCACGGTCTATATCCAGTGCCGCCTTATCCTGTACCGGCGTTAAATGGTCTTGATGTATAGTGTGGCTACTAATCGGCCCGAGATGGTGAGGCTCCTGAAACTCGTTAAAACAGAGTTCAATAAAGTATGGTTGTGCGTAGCCAACCCGACCCTAAACCGGCGTGGTCGTTAAAGTGCGGAACCCCTCAAAGCGTAAAGAGGCAAAAAATGTACAGTGCAGGCGTTGATAGCGTAGCACAACAAGTCTCCCCTGCTGCAGATACCCAGGTTATTGTCCACAAAACCTGTTAATGTGCTGCGGTTTAGGGTCAGTGCAGTAAAACGGTGTTGGTACAGCCGGTGTAAGTCGCTGTTTGAGCAAACTAAAAACTTAAGGCTGTTGCAACAGCCGGTGTTCAAAGCCCACCACAGGTCGCTCCTGTGGTGGGCTTTGTTTTGCCCACACCAAGCTCACCACCAAAATTTCACACCCGGTCTGCGCCAATTATACAGTGGTAAACCTGCAGGGTCAAGTGCATTTTCTGCATTTTGCTCGCCTGACCCTAAATTGGGGTAGTCTCCCGCAGGCACAAAAAAGCCCCCATTATCGTCATGATAGTGGGGGCTTACTTGTTTTAAGTGGAGATTACTCCGCATGGTGCGGTTTAGGGTCGAGTTTGGTCTCAATAAGTAGGAGCACGGTTTTGTTGACCTTTTCTAGACTCTCCAGTCGTTCACTATCCACCTGGAGCAGAGTGGCAAGGCGTTCGATGATCTCGCTTTTCTTTTGTGGCAGCTCACCACGCTTGTTGGTGTACACTTTTCGCTGGTAGACACCCAAACTTGAGAGCTTAGCAATTATGCTGCGACTTGGCACCTGCAGGGTTGTGGCCAGTTCCTCCACGGTCAGACCCCGCTTGTAGTCCTCGACCAGTTTATTTGTGATTTCGTTTGTGTATTTCATAGCCAGGGTAATTCTGCTGTGTCAGGTTGTTTTAGTTTGTGTTTTAACTCTACATGGCGATCTGGTCGTCCCACTGGTTTAAAAATCTCACCAGAGACAAGTGGGTCTGGCATATGATCCCAGTTCTTGAAATCTAGAATCATGTAAGGTGTTCGTTTTGTTGGGTGAGCTAACCAAATCTGTGTAAGAATTGTTTGAGTGAGTTTTGGCAGGTGACCAATTTCTGTGGCCTGAACTCCTGTTAGTGCCCAAGTAGAATCAGCAGGTTTTAGTGTACCCGCTTTCTCACCAGCTTTGTTAAGTAGCCCCTGATTACGTAGCTCCAGCAGCCGTTCTGACCCTAAATCGCACCAACTGTAGTCGTCGTGGTGGAGGGCTTCATAGAGTTTGGGTTCTAGAATGTACTCCAGGTTTGGTAGTCCACGCCATGACTGGTAAGGCACATTCTGATACCGCTTAAATCCCATTAGGATAAGCGGAGTAAGTTGACCGTAATCTGGATTCTTGGCTTGTAGGTCTAGTATCTTACTGCGTGTTAGCCTGCTCAACTTCCATAACACCAGCGGTTTAGGATCAGTTCCGCAATTTTGTTTTAGTGTAGCTAAAATATCTGGACTACCTGCTGCATCCCGAACTAGGGTCCATGACCCAAAATATGCTACCATCTGAGGTAGCAACCAGCCGGAGTAGGTGGACAGCTTATGCAATTTAACCCAGTCTTCCAGCTCACTTTGAGTTAAACCACTTAACATTTTGTAGTCAAGTGCATCCAAGTCTTGTTTCTTTATTAACATTATTTTAGCTTTAGTGATTATTTTAATAAAACAATTTGCCCAATTAAGCAGTTGCTATCGGTTTGTAAATTCATTTATGATTGACCCTAAATCGAAAAAATTTGCCCTGTCTCTGGGCCCCTCCGACGTAGCGGATCCTCACCAGTACATGACAATTTCTATGATTGAGTGCAATCATATGAATTCAAACCGAGTATTAAATCTTTAGAATTTATACTAAATTATAGCATACTCGGCATATAGAACACAAGTGCAGATTTCTATCACCCCATGAGGGCTTGATATTTCCGAATAGTGCTGGTAGTCGACGGTTTAGGGTCCAGGTACTGCACTTCTTCTAGTGCCCAGATAATAGCTTGAAAATCTTCTAGTTCACCTGTGAGTTCTTGGAGATTAGTGGTGGTTGTGTGGCCCAAATCGTCTGATCTTGCTCACAGCTTGGATAACCTCAGCGGCCTCTTCTTGCAGTTTATCTAGCAACCACTGATGGTCGGGCATGTGTGGCGGTAAGTCTTGTAGCAGTGGAGGCAGGGTAGGTGGAATGGGAGTGCACTCGTCACGGTCTTCTTGGGGCACATGTGCATCACACCAGTAGTGTGTGCCGGCGTGTTGTGTGTGGTTGACCAGTGTGGCTGGTTTGTCGCAGCGAAAACATTTCATTTATCGTCCCATACTTTCTGGTTGCAACATCCAGCCTAGGTCGCTGGCGTATTTGGTGAGTTCGGCTACGCGGTATCGTAGTTTGCAGATTTCGTCTAGGAGTTGGTCTTGTGTAGCTGTACCAAACTCCTCTTGCACTGCAATCTGAATAGTGAGTTTTTGTCGTAGTGTTAGTTGAGCGGGAATCATTGTTCAAACCTTTGCTGAATTTTGGTGAGTAGTTGGGCATATGCTTGTGGGTGTAGTTCTTGGTAAGCAATGACTAGCACTTCACTAACGGCAAGCATGATAAGATGCTGCGCTTGAGTGTGTTCGGTTGTGCTGAAGCCGGCGTAGTCCAGCAGACGTTTAATTGTGTTACTCACAAGTCAACTCCCAGAATTTAAGAAAGGTCATATCAGTGGTGGTATAAGCCACGTGGTTGATGCGGAACTCACGGGGCTGGCGACCGTAGTCGCACTCCCAACACCACCACGAGATCCAGTCCCAGGCTTGTGGGCCAACCAGTTGTTGGACTAGACGTGTATAGTGGGGGTTGACCACGTCAAGATCAAGCACCTGATTGTCGGGTGAGATAGCTTGAAATGCTTGGTTAAGTTGCGTCTGTCGTGCGTCCGCTACTAGTTGAGCACCGACCCAGTCGTATGCAATTTGTCTGAGATCTAGTTTCATGTTATTTCCAGTTTTGTGTGTGTGTTGGTCCCAGTGCCTGTTGTCGCACAGCACCAGGACGATATTAAAACCCAGCAATCCAAGCTCTAGAGCCAGGCCTGCGTGGGAAACCTTGTGTGTAGCTTCAATACGCACACACAGTATGTCGGATGTGTGCATAACTTGTAGTTCCCACGATTTGTGTGTGCTTAGACTGCCACACCAAGTACATCCGGGATTGAAGCGGTTGCTGTACGGGTTGGTTAACTGTAGGTTTAAGCGTATCACTTGCTGTAGCCTTGTAGATAAGCTAGGACTCGTGCTAGAGCTGGACGGTTTAGTGGGCGGTTGGGTTCCTCATTTAGCCACTTGGCTAGTTCACGTACATCGGGTTCTGGGTTGTACGGTCGTGGCTGTAGTGGAATGCAGCCGTGTTTGCGGCAGTACACAACTGTTTCGCAGCTATCGCAGATGGTGTGGTTCATACTTTACTCAGTTCACGTTCAAGGGTTTCACGAAAGGTGCGTTCCAGTACTTCGTCTAGTGCTTCGTGTGCCAGCTCGTCGTGGAAGTCGTCTAGCGGGTACAGGTAGCGGGCTTCGCTAAGGTCAATGGTTGCACTAGTCTGTTTGCCGTGTGGAGCTTTCCACGTAGTGCGCAGTGCTGGCTCAAACCGCCACAAGACTCCAAACTGCTCTTTAGCTTGGACAATCTTGCCATTGCAGTCCCAGCCGGGAGTGTTGGTGGGTACGCCACGAACCATGCACAGTGTATTGGGTTTAATCATTTCTTAGCCTCCAGAACTTCTAGTGTGTATGCACAAATTGCACACAGGTTTTTTACACGACTATTTAACAGCTCTATCATAGCCTCTTGCTCAGTTTTGGTTTTTGACTCCACTGCTTGTGCAAAAGTTTCTTGGTCTTTGTTGTCACGATCAATAAATCGTTTTAGCACTTCTGCTGGTGTTACATTGTGATTAGTCATTGTCGGACTCCTTGTGGGATACGTTGCATAGGACGGTAATAGCTTGCAGCTCGCCGTTGGTAAGCGGAAAGGTCTTGTCACCGATGGTAATGTCCCAGCCTTCACCGTTGTACCACTCACACACTTCTACTACTTCGTGTTTGCTAAGGTGGCAGTAGTTACGGAGTTCGGCGTAGACCGCGCGGCGTTTGTAAAATTTCATGGTTTTCTCCTGTGTAATACAACTATTATACCGCAAAACAAAAGGGCATTCAAGCCGATAATAATCAGCGTGAATGCCCTTGTGGTGTTAAGCACATTATGGCTTGGAGTCTGGAAAAGGCCAGTTGTCCGGTACGGGGTACGGTTCAGGTGCTGGAGCTGCACTTTTACACACCATGTAAAATGCAAACGCACTGATCACGCCTAGTACTAAGAAGCACAGTGCAATAAATACTAGTAATTCAGTTGTCATGTTTAATCCCAAAGAGTTTCATAGTACTTGCCGAATAAGCGATAAGCGTTTGATAGGCGAGCGTGGTAGGCTTCCAACCCCTCACGATCCACCTTTAGCTGGCTAACCTGTGTGTTTAGGTTTTTGGTGCGATCTACCGCACTGTGGTCGTAGAAGCCGGACTCCACTGCTTCTTTGTCGTGACCAAACGCCCAGATTAGTTCGTCCAGCAGCCAGTCGTAGCGTGGGTGCAGATTGTGGTCACTGTCCCACGGATTCTCACAGCCGTCACGAGCACCCGGTGCAGTGCTCTGCAAGGGGTCCGGTACGTCGGCATCATCCACAAAACCACTGCCATGCTTGGTCTGCTTGAGCCGGACCAGCATGGGGTGGATGATTAGCCTGAGTGTGTCGTCCATGTTCCACACGTCGTAGTTGTCAATGTGCACATACACCTGACGCTTACGTTTGTCGTGAATCCACTGGCACAGATCAGCAAACCGGGTATTAGCCAGCCAATCACCGAGCCGGTCAGCCATACGAGCACGCCACCCAGGTTTGTAGTCCATGCAAAAACGATCTTTGTCAGGATTGCCTAGCAGTAGTTCAGCAATTTGATAAGGCCCCCACCAGTTAAGGTACGGGCCAATTTTAACTTTCATGATGTATATACCTTAGTAACTTGTGCTGGTTTAGGTTTGCGCGTTGCTGCAAGCAGTTGTTTGGCTTCGTCTAATGTGGCAACAAGAAGCCACTTACCTGCAAAGCCCACATAGGTCCACCAGTAGTGGTCTGGGTGCACTCGTTGTGCGTCAAAATACACCCAGCCCAGCATACTCAAGCTAAACCGGCGAACTGCATAAGCACGGCCACCGCCAAACTCCACAATGTGTGGTCGTAGTGGGTTATACAGCATCAAACAACTCCAGTTGGGCCACGTGGCTGTGAAGGTTTTCACGAGCACGATCATAGATTTCACACGGCTCTAGCAGTTCTGGCTCAAGACCCTCAACTGCACAGGCGTACTGGGCTAGCGTGTGGTTGATTTCATCCCACATGGCTTCTGCACCGGCTTTGTAGGCCGCACGCATCCACCAGTTCCAGTTGTTGGCGTCGATTGCATACATCTCACGAGTAGCTCCATATCCACTGTAGTCGTCGTGGTGATACCACTGGACAAATTCACGATCAAGGTTAAAGATTGGCTTCCGCATTAGTAGGCTCCGGTTGAGTTGTCGATAGCGTTGCACAGGTCCGGCATCCAGGTGTCTACAACACGCAGCACCGCATCGTCGTCGCCGTGCTTGCGTGCACCGCGCAGTGCGTTATACAGGTCGCTGATGAGATTATGGTACTGGTGTGCATTAAGGTATACACGTGCTTCGTCGTGTGATTCGCAAGTAACTTCAAGTTTTAGCATATTTGTTTAGTTGTTTGAGTGTGTTAAGATCAGTAACTGGCTGATAGTTTGACTTAGCCAGTGGTACAATAGTGTGTTTGTAGTCTCGTGCCACACGCTCACCACACGGCAAACAAGTATGGCGACCCAGTGCCCAACGTCTGGGATTTACTTCATCACTGCATCGGACGCAAAAATACATAATTGATCTCCAACTGAATAAAGATTATTATACCCGGAGTCAGTTGGCAAATCAACTGTTTATTTTCGCATTGCCTTTACTAACTGCTGTGTTAGACTACGAATAGCTTGCTTGTAACTGTGCACAGCTTGTAGCTGACCAGGCAACCACTCGGGCTTTAGGCTCAGTGCCAGCTCTTCGTCATCGGTGATCAGTATGGGCTTGAGCGTGCCGTCGCGCCAACGCAGCTTTTCACAGCGAATGGTTACTGTTTCAGGCGGCTCAAAGTTCGGCGGTTTAGTTAAGTCTTCCCAGCTTGGCGGCTTGAGTGCAGCTATTCGCACTGCACCTTGACGCTCTAGTTGGTCCAGCAACCATAGTGGGAGATCCAGCACTGTAATCGGCTCAAAGTCCGCGGTGTATAGTACTACGTTCATGTTTTCTTACTAAGCACCCATGTATTTGTAGTATTTTCGTGTTGTGACCACTCAATCGTATCGCCCACACTCCAGCCTACCTGGTCTAATAATTCCGGCGGTAGTTCTATGTAGAATTCGCCGCTTTCGTCTTGTTGTACTTTGATTACCATTGTGCTTCTCCTGGAATAAGTTTGCGATGCTGAATCCAGCCACGCAGGTTGCCACTCCACAGGTCGCCATTAGCACTTACGTGAGTAACTCCGTATTCCCACGTTTCTGGTTCGTAGTTGCAATAGGTACGTAAGTCCATTGGTGTAGCCTGGTGCTCAACTGGAGAGGCGTGACACGGCTGTGAATTGATTAACTGGTCAAAGATTTTTTGAGCCTTCTCGATACTATCATCGTTCTTACGATACGACACTTGAGCACAACAGCTAGCGCTGATAATACGTGCCGTTTCTGCACTAATATACTGATCGTTGCTATCAACGTAATGCAGCACGCCAGTATGAGAATCGCGATAGGTAGTGACATAGGGAACATGCCATTCTCCAGGTTGTAAGTGTTGCGGTGTGGAGGCATTGTAGGCATCCCACATAGCTACCGCAAGTTGGTGAATTTCAGGCTGTGCATCAGCATGTGCACGCAGCCAAAAGAAGTTACGCCACTCAGTACCACTAATAACCGTTTTCATTGTCATCCACGGTTCAGTAATCCTGTTAGCAATTTGTTTGTGCAAGCCTACACGGTCTGCAAGTGCCCATGCCCAGTGAATAGCATCGTCCATTGCTCGACGCCAGATAAACTTGGCATCAGCCAGGTCGTTATCTGTTAGTTCCGCCTTGGCTTGCATTCCAGGCTGATTTTTACCCCAGTGAACTGGTGTAGCTGGGTGGTTGCGAATATGTTCGTGCATAGTCTTGACTGGAATAGCACGACTACTGGCACTATTCTTAGACAGCATACGATGAGTATTCAACTCCGCCAGGATAAATCGTGGATACTCAATCTCCATGGTGGTCATTCGAGTACCTTGGGGACTAACTGAATCAGCTAGGATTTTCGCAGAGATCTGTGATTGCATATTGTGTAATAGTAAGTGGAAATGGTGAAGTAGAGTCTAGTGTGAATAAGGCATTGTACTCGTGAGTATCGTCACGATACGTTTCGATGTATAGTGGGCGGCCTGCGGCTAGTTTACGTTCGTAACTAACTAGCCTGCAGGTTGCACGAATTTCAAGGTAACCTTCGTTCATATTGTGATAGTTTTGTATGGATCAAAATGCTGACCCTCATCCGCAGCAGTCCAGTAACCGTGAGGGTTTGCAACAACACGGGTCTCGCCCAACCACAAGTCTACCGGGTCGTGAGTGTGTCCAAACATCCACGTGGTGTCACGCAAGTCCCAGATCCAGTCACCTAGGTTGTTGGCAAAGTAGTCGTTTAGGCCACTGTTATCAGATTTAAAACGTGGGCTAATGCACTCACGAGCTGGTAAGAAGTGTGTAACAATCACCTTGGGTCCCACAAAATTTTCGTAAGCCATCTTCAGATACTCACGATCAAGGTAGTACTGCTCCACCGCGTCCCCTGGCTTAAAGTCACGAATTAAACGAAAGTCTGCAATCATCTTGCGTGCAGCGTGTTCACTCAGTGGGTCTTTGTTGAAGTTAGTCCATAAGGTAGCTCCAATAAACCACACACCACCAAGCTGCACAGTGTCACGGTGCAAGAAGTGCACATTGTCTAGCTTTGCACACTTAGCAATCATCTTGCTATTGAATTCGTCAAAGCTGCTGCCGTAGTACTCGTGATTGCCAGGTACGTACACAACTTGGGGAAAGATGTTGGCAAAGTGCTGCAACACTTCCACAGTGTTCTTGCTTCCGCTGGCAATATCGCCAGCTAACACTAGCACATCTTCGCCGTGATAGTCGTTAAACGGCTGAGACTTATACGGTAGCCGGAACTCCGTATGCAGGTCGCTCATTAGTCGTATTTTCATAATTTTATCCTTTAATCACATATTATAACACATAAAGCAAAGGCCAGCAAGTCTAAAACAACTTGACTGGCCCTGCTTTAGTGATAAAAAATGTGGTTGCCAATAGTGGCTGCTACCTGCATGCTGCGACGCCACCGTGGCTTTACCTGTTTGGTGTGAAAGTGTGTGGCGTGAAAGTTTGGTATGTGTAGTGTACCACGCAACACAGCTCGTGCAATAATCATGCTTTCACGCCAGGCTTTGGTATCCCGTACAGGTTTGCGCTTGGTTAGCGTCCAAGAAAACTGTGCGTGCTGGTATACAACCGCGCACAGGTTACTTGGCCACAGTTTATGTTTAGCGCGATTTAGTGTGACTTGTGCTACTGCTACCTGACCCCAAAATGACTCACCACGACTTTCGTGGTAGATGTTACGTGCTAGGCAATCTACCTGTCGGGCATCAGCTGCCGCGGTGTGGATACCCAAGGTGCGATCCGCCGGCGCCTGTACTAGTAAACGTCCAGGGAGGAGTAGGGGCAGTAGGCACAAACACACCAGTACTTTTTTGCTGAGTGTGCTCATGTTGTTGTCCTTTGAGTTGTGCAATCAGTTCTAGTATAACGTCGACAGCTTCGGCTTCATCCTTGGTTGCTAGACTCAGTTCCGCTTTGTGTGCTAGACGCCCCGCTAGATTGATTGCTTTGTAAAAATTGTATTTGCTCATGTAGCTGGGCATTATCACGTTGAAGTTGAGTGATTACTCGTGCATTTGCTTGGTCAATTTCCAGCAGCTTTTGTAGTGCGCGAGCAGCTTGTAGGCTTGTGCTAGTAGGCGCGCGGCGTTCTTCACGACGAACGCCCGCAGCATCAGTTACAATAACAGTTTCGCCTGAGACCAGGCGTTGAATTAATTGTTGTGCGTCCATAGTAGTTTGTGGCGTAATGTGTTATTATAACACAGCAACCACTGCACGGCAAGTGTAAAATTTTGTGTGGGGGTTGCGCCAAACCGCAAAAATTTGTGCTTGATAGTGTGGTGGTGTAGTGTTATAATTAACACATCCCATACTACGAGGTCAGCCAGATGACATTTAGTGAATACATGGCCAAGTACGGTTGGCGAGACTATACAGAATACTGTTATGCACGAGGCATAAAGCCTGTGCTAGACGCACCCATAAAACCACAGAAGATTTGCAGACTTTGCACACACTATGAAGAAACCACACAAACCAGGACCACAACAGGCAGCACGAATGAACAACATCCGCGAACAAATTGAACTAGATACAGTTGTAGGTAAGATCGAACAACTAAACAAGCCGTTTGACCTAAGCAAACACTTGCCAGGCACTAGTGCTAGTGATTTACCAAAAGCAATTCCAGATAACGTACAGATTTCGCCAGAAACATTAGCTGCAATCCAAAAACAATTTGGTGCAGTTAAACACGATCAAGATAAACTACCACTACACCTTCTTTCCACAGAAGCACTAAACCAAACTGCGGCAGTATTAAAGTTTGGAGCACAAAAGTATGCTGAACATAACTGGCGCAAAGGCTTTGCATGGAGCCGACCCTTAGCTGCAGCAATGCGTCATCTTACCGCGTTTAATGCTGGTGAAGACCGTGACCCAGAATCGGGAATATCACACCTTGCACATGCAGCTTGTTGCATTATGTTTTTATTGGAGTTCGAAAAAACTCACCCACACTTAGATGACAGATACAAACCATAACTATAAGCGGCTAGCCAAGTACCTCGGCCGTACCCGTAAAACCCTGTGGGAAGCCTGCCGCGACCTAGACATTGACATGGACTACATAGACGACGCCACGCTAGACCAGCACGTGCAGGAGTGTTCACACTGCGGTATCTGGGGCAGTGACCACCAGCATGATACCGACGATTTTCCTGTGTGCAAGCTGTGCCTTTCGCTAGTAGGCCGATAAATTTGCCGTTGAAACCCGCAGCCCAATCCACTATAATAATCACATGATTTACCAAAACAGTTATATGAATACCAATCCTTTTGCTAGTGGAACTAAAAATGCTGCAATCTTTGACACAAATGCTCCATACTCAAATCCTTATCAAGGCACTGCTCCTCGCTGGCTTTTTGTGTGTAGTGCTGGCCTCCTGCGAAGCCCAACCGGTGCCGCTTTAGCGGTTCAGCGCGGCATTAATGCTCGTAGTTGTGGTTCGAACTTTAACTACGCGTTAATCCCTTGCAGTGCCAACCTGGTTAACTGGGCTGACAAGATCGTATTTGTTAATCGTGAGAACCTGTGGCAGCTAGAGGACAACTTCCTGGGCCATAAAGACTTGCTGGAGCAAATTGAGCGCAAGCAAATTGTGCTGGACATTCCAGACAACTACGAGTACATGGACCCTCAACTGGTGCAACTCTACGAAACCGAGCTGTTCCAGGTATACGGTCCAGTTACCACCAAATAACCGTCTGTAGCTCAGAGGATAGAGCAGGAATCTTCTAAGTTCTTGGTCGGGCGTTCGAATCGCTCCAGACGGGCCAAATTTTACACTTGCGTTATTTGCCTGAATCAGTTTATAATATAGACTGATTTGGAGAAATAATATGAGCACATACACACCAGACACCTGGGTAGTACTAGAATTCGACGCTCCAGAACTGGACACACCAACACGCAAAGTTTTTGCTGGCTGGTACGGTGGATATGCCGGCTCGAATTCGTGGAAACTGAATAGTGGCATTACCAACGTTCGCCAGGTAGACGGCTGGTGGGAGTTTGATGGGTACAGTGGCAGTGTGTACCGTTGCCACCCCGACAACTACCACATGAGTAGCCTAATGCAAGGCGTGCTGTCGCGCTGGCTAAAAGACGCCGAGACTCGTGGTGATATAACAATCCGAATTTTGAGTCTTGACGAGATCGCCGAAAGTTGATATAATATAGGCTGATTTGGAGAAAACATGGCAGGCTACACAAAACAGTTTTTAATTGACGCTTTTATGTCACGGTACGTTGCCTGCTCGCTGATTAGCATCGAAAAGCTGGAAGCATTGGAGCAAATGGCTAGTGACTTCTACGATCAAGTTGGCCGCGACAAGTTTCGCACTTATGCATCGCTAGATGCTGATGCCATTCGACTCTACAAACAATCACAATAAGTCCCGCGACACTTGTTGCCACAGTCCCTAGTGGTCAGCAGTGCACCAGCGCGCTGTATGTGTCCGGCACATACAGGTAAAACATACGAGTGATGGTGGACTACGTATGCGGACATCTAGACCTGAGGGCTGTCGCCCAACAGTAGCAAGACTATATGATGACGCTTTAGGGAGCGTCCCCATATATTAGCACTATGACTAATAAGAAGGAAACCAACACAGTATTGTGTGGCTGGGCCTCACCTGCATAGTGCTAATATATGGGCCGGTAGCTTTAAGTGGTAAAAGCACTAATCCGGAATACCACATCGTACAGACAATACTGTGACTAGTTTAACCTCTACCGCAATTGGGGTCTCGGCATTGACGTCTGGGCTGAATTCGAATATATGCTTACGCGATTGGTATAATTTATGGTTGCAGGTTCGAATCCTGCCTGGCCCACCATATATTAGCATAATTGACGGGTATGGCGGTAGAGAAGCTGTATTCGGTTATTTTGACGAATAGCGAAAGGTATAGCGTCAACTATACTGATATTGATTGTGCTAATATATGGTTGCAACCAGGAATAAAGCCTGTCTTAGACAGTTACTCAAGGCTCTACCCCATCCGTTAAATGTGGTTAGGAGAGTAACACCATATTTAAACACTCTCACCGTAGGTTCAAGTGACAGTCTGCTTGACTAGCAGGGCACACGGAACGGTACAGCTTAGTCAGCGTTACGGAGTATGAACTGGTAACACCAGTAGAGTGTTTAAATATGGTCTGAACTTGACGGTGGGCGCGACCGCCGAATCCAGTAGCAATAGGTCAGTAACTACGGGCATGTTGCGACCCGCAGACCATAACCCACAAGTAAGTAACCTCGATATACTACACTGCCTAGACCTGTCGCTGCTTCACTGCCCTGAGGGAGTACGCTGAGTGCAAGGCCACTGAGTACAAGCCTGTAGAACCGGCAGATAACTACAGGATGGAGGTTACTTTCTTGTGGGCACTTCACTGATAAGGAAGACTGGTCGCCTGTATTCAAGCGGCTAGTGCCCACAACACTTTTACCCAACAACCAACGGTTGCCTGGGCTGGGCCAACACCTAACCGTGTTGGCCTTTTGTTTTTTGGGCTTGATCCTAAACCGCAAATGTTATATAATAGTGGCTATGAATATGTTTAATCAATCCGTTAATCGCATCGGCTTTGCGTGCAAAATCAACGAGTCACACGACAAGGCCTGGCCGGGTCTTAATACCGGCACGACCACTATTACCTGGCTTAACAACCAGCCTAAGCAAAAAGCTGAAGAACGGCTGTGGAGTATCATGCGTAAAAATACTGCTGCGGTGTTGGAACAAGTGCGTTGGCTTAGTAAACAGCCTCCACACCTACGTATGATGCGTATTAGCAGCGATTTGCTGCCAGCATACACCCACGACGACTGGGCCTACTTTTACTGGCAAAATGATGTGCTGGGTGAACTAGAGTCCAGATTTGGCAAGATTGGTGCACTAGCTCGTGAACACGATGTGCGACTCTCATTCCACCCCGGCCAGTTCTGTGTGCTTGCTAGTGAAAATCCACAGATTGTGGAAAACTCAATTATGGAGTTTGAGTATCACTGCGACCTGATTCGTTACATGGGTTACGGTCGGCAGTTTCAGGACTTTAAGTGCAACGTGCACATTGGCGGCAAGCGTGGCCCTGACGGTATCAAAGCCGCTATGCGTAAGCTCAGTCCCGAAGCACGTAACACTCTTACCATCGAAAACGCCGAATTTACGTGGGGTCTGGACGCTAGTCTGGAACTAGTCGATACTTGTGCACTTGTGCTAGATATTCACCACCACTGGATTCACAGTGGAGAATATATCACACCGGACGACCAACGCTTTAAGCGGGTATGCGATAGCTGGCGTGGTGTACGTCCGGTAATTCACTACAGCGTAAGCCGTGAAGACTGTTTAGTTGACCACGATCCTACGGTGAAACCAGACTTGAAACAACTCAAGTCGCTAGGCTTTACCTCCGCCAAGCTGCGTGCTCACAGTGAATACTACTGGAATACCGCTTGTAATGAGTGGGCACTCAGCTTTGTTCCACATGCGGATATTATGTGTGAGAGCAAGCAAAAGAATTTGGCTAGTTTCAAGTTGGCCGAACAGCTGTAAAAATTTAGCGTTGATGCCCCAGTGCTTGTCGTGTATAATAATACTTTATTGATTAGGAAAGACCATGAGAGTTTTCACAAAAGTTAATGACAAGCTGGCTTGTTGGGATGTACCGGGTTGTGACTACGAAACTGCTATTGGTCTAGTGCGCGATGAACTTGGTGTTGGTCATAAACCTGTTATCCTAGCACTTGTAAAATACTGATGTTGACGCACACTGCTTAACATAGTATAATAATGTTTCTGATCTTGCTTCCACCGACAGATCCTTATATCGGGGAGATTTCGCACTACTCTAAAAAGTGCTATCCGAGTGTGGGAAAGTCTGGTTTAATCCGTCACTTTTGGGAAGTGAAGATCGAAGGTTCGAATCCTTCCACTCGGACCATTTTAGATTGCTCGCTGCTCGATTCCGATTCAGTTACGGAACCTTGCAGACCTGAGACACCTAACACCCGGGAAGGTTAGGTGGTATGGTTTGAGTTCTAGTATAGGTGGGCGTCATGAACCTGGTAAGCTAGAACCACAGGCTTAGCGGCCTGGGTAGTAAACAGCCAGCAATCTAAAATGGGCGTGTGGTGTAATTGGTAGCCACGCTGGTCTTAGAAGCCAGTGCGCAAGCGTGTGAGTTCGAGTCTCACCATGCCCACCAATTCGGGGATGTAGTTAAATGGGATAACACTAGCTTTGCAAGCTTGGGTTGAGAGTTCGATTCTCTCCTTCTCCACCAAAGGATTTATATGAAAACACGAAAACCACGGAACCACGTTGCTCTAGCGTTAATGAAACGCGGTGGCGCTGGTTCACATAAGAAAACCCACAAGCAGCTTCGTGGACCCTGGAAGCGCAATCTGGATCGGTAACTCAATGGTAGAGTACCCGGCTTTTAACCGGTAAGTTGTGAGTTCGAGTCTCACCCGTTCCACCATATAAAAGTACATTTTAACAGTGTATTTCTATATGGAACATTGGCCGAGCGGTTAAGGCAAGGGATTGCTAATCCCTCATCCAGTAATGGGTGGATAGGTTCGACTCCTATATGTTCCGCCAAATAATGCAGGGAATAGTGTCAGTGGCAAGCACACTTGTCTGTGAAACAAGAAGTTAGGGATCGAAACCCGTTCACCTGCCCAAAAGTATACTTGTTTTTCGAATACTCATATGCTATAATATAGTAAAGTGAGGATTCGAAAAATGATAGTTTTTGCAAAACAAATATGTATAAAGTTAGGTATAGAACCTTCCATACAACTAAAGAAGCCTATTAGAGGTTTACCTGGGTTTACTTCTGTACAATTAATAGAAGCATTAATATCTACAGACTCTATTAAGGAAGCAGCTGAGTTTCTAGACTATAGCGAAGGGCCTGTAAAAACATCAATTAGGTCACTTTTACAACCTCACTTTCCAGATAGGAAATCCAAGTTTGGTACAGGATTTGTTGCTAGATCTTGGAAGTATACACTATTATCAGAAATTGGTTATAAACAATGTACTTGCTGTAATAAAGTCTTACCAGTAGAAGATTTTAAAGCAAGAGCTAAAAATACTGATAACCTAGGCGAAGCGTGTAGAAACTGTATTAAAGCTAAAAAATCTTTGGAGAGGCATTATATTCAAGAAAGGACACCAGAGTGGTCTGATCTTGAGCTTATCTCCAAATTCTACAGTAATTGTCCCAAAGGTTATCATGTAGACCATATAATACCATTACGTGGTGTTTTGATTAGTGGACTCCACGTTATAGAGAATTTACAGTATTTACCAGCAATGGAAAATATTGCTAAGAATAATGCTTTCAATATTGAAATATTTAATACCTAGGTTTATATGTCTGACCCTAAGCTGCAGGAATTGCTAGACAAAGAAGCTAATCTTGCAAATCGTCGTGAATTAGTTCACAAGCAGATCAAAGCGGCGCGTGGTACTACACCGCCACTGTGCTGGGGACTAGACGATTGCAGTACACAAATCATGAGTACGTGCCCTTGGCGCATTGATTGCGACGGCTATGAGGCTGTACACTGGCAAGAAAAACGTCCTTGGTAATCTCGCCGCGGTAGCTCATCAGGTAGAGCAGCAGACTGAAAATCTGTGTGTGGCTGGTTCGAGTCCAGCTCGTGGCACCACCTATAACATAAAAGAACTATAATATGCCCTGTTATAAATGCAGCAACGGTAAGTACCGTTACGGTAATCGTGGTCGTTGTCAGTTTGACACACTCCAAGCCTGCCGAGCAGCAGAAGCTGCCATCCACGCACGTAAACCCAAAAAAGACATGACAGACAGCAACAGCACTACTAAAGGTGACTGTGGTAGCTGTGGTGGTTGCCAACATTGCGACTGCCGTGATGACTGTAAGAACAAAAGCTGACGTAGCTCAAAGGCAGAGCAGGGTCTTGATAAGGCCCAGGTTGAGATCTCGGAATTCTCCGTCAGTACCAAATCCGCCTTCTCCCGAGGTACGGTAAGTCCAGGACACGCGGACTCAAAAACGAAGTGGGAGCCAGTGGAAGCCTGGCACCCCTACACACAACACACAGGAGGTCACATGACCAATAAAGAATATCTTAAAAGCGAACGCAATCCGTTCGAAATTCGCACCCGTATGCTAGAATTGGCTCAAGAATACTTGGAGTCACAGTACGAGGCCAACATGGAGTTTGCTCGTCAGGCCTGGCTAGAAGCCATGAAGATCGGAGCAGCTAGTCTAAAAGATTGGGAGCAGTTTGCTCCACAAAAGTACGACTTTGCAGAAATCACAAAGAAAGCACAGGAGCTGTACGGTTTTGTACAGAACAAAGCGTGAGCGCACTACAAGGCGTGTTGCGAGTGCTAAAGGCGGCATTCAGCGACACAGACGACTTGGAGTCGTGGCTACGTGATCGTAATCCACAAAACGAAGCAGAGCTAAACTACTGGATTGACCAGTACGAGCGTTATCAGCGCAACAAGCAAAGTTTTGGTAACGACAACATGATTTAACGCGGTGAGTCAGGGTAGAGGCAAGTCTCATAAGCTCCGCCTAGTTGGTTCGAGTCCAACCACCGCAACCACGGTTTTGTAGCACAGTGGTAGTGCAGCGTCTTCATACGGCGTTGGTCGTTAGTTCGAATCTAGCCAAAACCACCAACAAAAATTTAAACTTGTTATGCGGTGCAAAACACTGTATAATTATTGTTTTCAGTGAGAGAGTTATGCAATCGCATACTATGATTTAGAAATTTGCATTTGCTCTCTCCCTGTTTTCCATGTATAATACATACTTAAATTAAACATTCTGACCATAGCGACAGAAGCCAGTTACTTCATAACTTAACGTACTATGATGTAACGACTTTACCGCCGAATTGGTCGCGGCAGTGGTTTAGGCGTACAACCACTCTAATCCAAAGACACCAGAACTGTTTTCGAACATTCTTGGTCAGTGTGTTTAATTTAGGTATAGTGACGAAAAGGGTAGCTCCCCTGCCACTGCTGATCCAGTGGCTAGTCCAATTTTCTCGATCAGGAGGTTCCAATGAATATTGGAATTTATGCTCTATATTGGTGGGAGCAAGACATAGTGTATGTCGGAAAAAGCAAAGATTTAAATCTTCGTAAGTACGAACATTTAAGACTAATGCAAACTGGAAAGCATACAAAAAAGGTACAAAGTGCTTTTGACTTGTACGGGTTACCAGATTTCATCACAGTACAGCTTTGTGATATTGCACAATTAGATGAATTAGAAGTATTTTGGATACAAGAACTAGATGCTTTGGGTTTATCTGGATTAAATAAATGTCCAGGAGGGCAAGATGTTGGTAGAGATACAACGCACTCAGCCTCCAAGTTTTCTCACCACCAAATACTACAGGTAGTAGACTTATTAATACAAGGTGTACAATACAAAGATATTGTAGATATTACCGGAGTATCTAAACCAGTAGTAAGTACCATACTAAATCAATCAAAACACACTTGGATACCAGCAGAGCTAAAAACTGCACTAGATATAGAAAAGTCTAGAAGAATGTTGTTACCTGCACTGGATAGTTCTACTAAAAACTACTTTATAAAGAGTCCTAATGGTCGTATCTATAAAGTAGATAATATATCCGAATTTGCCAGAAATCATAACCTTTTGGGCACAAAACTAAACGAAGTTTTGAGAGAAAAACGTAACCAACATTGTGGCTGGACACGGCCTACTGAAAAGGATTTGCTAAATGTCGTCAATTAATCGTAAAAATAAATTTGCTGCCGCTAATAGCGTGGGAACACAAGTACCAAGTATTAGTGCAGAAAATCAATTGCGTAGGGTGACGTTAGCATCAATGTTATACGAAAACCAGTTCTACCTAGACGGTAAGTCCCACGCAGAATTGGTGCGAGATCTTGTAGCCCGAGTTAGCCCAGAAAAGGTTGCCGACTTGGCTGAAGTGGCGCGAAGCAAATTTAAGCTGCGTCATATTCCTCTGCTGCTTGCCCGTGAACTGGCTCGCAGTGGTCGCCTACAAGCACAAACGCTGACTAATATCATTCAGCGTCCGGACGAAATGTCCGAGTTCCTGTCAATCTACTGGCAGGAAGGCAAAACTGCTGTGTCTAACCAAATCAAAAAAGGTTTGGCGGCTTGTTTCCACAAGTTTAACGAGTACCAGCTTGCCAAGTGGAACAAGAACCGTGCCGCGATTAAGCTACGCGACGTGATGTTCTTGACCCACCCTAAACCGCAGAGTGCTCAACAAGCTGAACTTTTCAAGCGAATTGCTAGTGATACGCTTGAAACCCCAGATACCTGGGAGGTGCAACTGAGCGCAGGCGCAGACAAGTGTGAAACATTCACACGACTTATCCAAGAAAACAAACTTGGTGCTCTAGCTTTCTTGCGTAACTTGCGTAACATGACACAGAGTGGCGTAGCGGAGTCCCTTATCCGTAGTTACGGCTCCAACGTAGATGTGTCACGAGTACTGCCGTTTCGCTTTATTGCGGCGGCACGCATTGTTCCTCAATACGAGGATATGTTGGAACAAATGATGTTCCGAGCACTTGCCACAGTACCTAAACTGCCTGGCAAGACTGTGTTAGTTATCGACGTGAGTGGCTCCATGTTTGGTACTAACATCAGTGCAAAAAGTGACCTAGACCGCTTTGACGCGGCCGCAGCACTGGCAATTCTTTGCCGTGAAATCTGCGAGACTGTAGAAATCTACTCGTTTAGCTACGATGCCGTACGAGTCGCACCTCGTCGTGGATTTGCGCTGGTAGAAGCAATTAGTGCTTCGCAGCCTCACGGAGGCACACAGCTAGGCACAGCAATGCGTACAATTGACTCACAAACTGCTTACGATCGTGTAATCGTATTTACCGACGAGCAAAGCTATGACCGCCCACAATCGCCGCGCGGCAAGGGTTATCTGGTGAACGTGGCCAGCTACCAACACGGCGTGAATCATAGTGCTTGGCATGAGATCAATGGCTTTAGTGAAGCCATCATTGACTACATTCAAGCGTTTGAGGAGTCAAACCAGTAATGGTCTAAATCCACACTAACAACCGTAGCCAGTCGGTGTTTCGCAGTGGTGCTCTAAGCTAAGGGCTTAGATTTGTATATGGTGATAGAAACGGTTACTTCTTCAATTGAGCTGAAACCAACGTTCCGTTTCGATTTGTTCCTATACAAATCTAAGCCCTTTGCACTTTTAGCGGTTACTTCTAGACTTGTAATCTAACCATAATGTCCGCTAATACTTATTCAAGGGCTTTTATATCTCGCTAGTGTAATGGCAGCATACCAGTCTCCAAAACTGTTGGTCGGGGTTCGAGTCCCTGGCGGGATGCCAAAATTTGTATTTGATTTGTTTTGCAAATCTTGATATAATTATTCTTTTAAATCGGAGTAGATGGAACAATGGCGTTCTAGCCGGCTGTAACCCGGTGGCCTCTGGCAGGTAGGTTCGATCCCTACCTACTCCACCAAAATTTAACTTGATTTTTGTTTCCTTATATAGTATAATATATTTTTGGGAGACAGAAATGACTGAAATTTTATCAAAAGTCATAGAAGCTCTTGGATTTGCCCCTAATGATACTATAAAAAAGAGGCACGGAGATTCAAGAGAGCTAACTAATAAAGAGTTTGTAGAAGCAATACTAGAGACTGATTCTGTACCAGAATTGGCAAATAGATTAAATATTGGTGAGCAAACAGCTAATAGAATTATTGCAAGAGTATTTATTCCGCTATTCGGTAAACGTACTGGTGGAGGAGATACTTGGAAGTTAGCATTGTTAAATAATGCTGAATTAAAAAAGTGTTCCTGTTGTAGCTCTATATTAGAACATACTTGCTTTAGTAAAGACTTACATAACTTTGATGGACTATCTGCAACGTGTAAAACTTGCAAATCAGATTTAAATGCTGAGTACTATAATAGGCACAAAGATACTTACCATAAAAAGTATATAGACGAGCACAGAGAAGAGTATAATGCTAGAACGGCATTACGTAGAGCTGCTAAATTAAGAGCCACACCTAATTGGGCCAATTTAGAAAATATAAAGCAAATATATGTAAATTGTCCAAAAGGACACCATGTAGATCATATTTATCCTTTAACCAGTGATTGGGTGTGCGGTCTACACGTAGAAGATAATTTACAATACCTTACAGCAGAAGAGAATTTGCGTAAGGGAAATAGAAGATAATGCGGCTGTGGTGGAATGGTATACACATCAGACTTAAACCCTGATGCCTTCGGGATTGAGAGTTCGAGTCTCTCCAGCCGCACCAAAACGCGTGCATAGTTTAATGGTAAAATCAGTGCTTGCCAAGCATTAGTTGAGAGTTCGATTCTCTCTGCCCGCACCAGGAGATAGCATGACCCACAACTTAGACGAGTTACTGCTCTCAATGTTAGGCTCATACGAACTGGTACAACAGTGGTGGAATTCACCAAACACTGCGTTTGGTGGTGATACACCACAGCAGTGGTTTCAGGATCAGGCCCTGCAAGCACAAGTTGTGAGTTATATATACAAACACAGCGGTTATTGGATCTAAAGTGTTCATGGACGCACGTATGCCTGTCACGCATAAAGAAGGGGATCGTTACCCCTTAGATCCGCCAGTATTTGGTAGTTAGTATTAAACTACCCGTAGCCCACCCGTTGGATACGACAAGTCCAAGCTGGAGCCGTAACCAGCACTATTATTTTAGCATACTACTATCCATTATAAATAAGCAGGAGAGATACCTGTTGTCCAGCGATTGTCTCAACGGGGTAAGGGGTAGTGTGCTAAACTAATATGCATCCTTAGCTCAGCGGTAGAGCGTCTCCCTTACAAGGAGAGGGTCGGCGGTTCAATCCCGTCAGGATGTACCACATATTCCACAGTAGCACAGCGGTAGTGCAGTTGACTGTTAATCAATTGGTCGTAGGTTCGATCCCTGCCTGTGGAGCCACATATTAAGCTATGAGAATACTTGCATACAACGTAGCACACGATAGTTCTGTGTGTGTGCTTAACGATGGAAAACTAGAATTCTTTTGCAAAGAAGAACGTCTATCAAGAGCCAAACGAGCGTCTAACCCAATACTCAGTATTGAACATTACTTTGATAACTTTAAAGATAGGTTTATAGATTATAGTTTATTTTTAGTACCAACACATACCAATGTGTCTGTTTTAAATAATGAACTGTATAAACAAGTTGTATCTAAAAAGTCTAGTTCAGTAAAAGTATTTGAAGATTATTCGCACGATAATCATCATAATTGTCATGCTTGGCTTGCTTACATTAACAGCCCGTTCAGAACTTGTTTAGTGTTTGTAGTTGATAGAAATGGGTCTTCAGTAATTGATAGAGATAGATTAGTAGCTTCAGAGTCAGAAAGCGTATATTTATTTAACAATGAGATTAAGTGTAGTCCATTATTAAAAAATTTTCATGTCACCCAAGGCATTGATTTACAAACTGTAAAAACAATTGTAAGTAAAAAGTACAGTAACATAGATGTTAGCTACTTTAGTATTGCTAAAGTATACGAAGCGGCCACTACGCTAATAGGACAACACCCACTTGACAGTGGGAAAACAATGGGCCTTTCGTCGTATGGTACACCTAACACGACAACTAACTATTTTGATAAAAATGGTAGAGTAATAGACTTCCATTTTGGACATAATAGTTTAGATTTTACAGTATTTAAAGAGCACAGAAATCGTACTACAAAAAATATAACTAAGGATAACTATCACTTTTATGCGGATAGAGCCTTAGAAGTTCAGGTTCAAACTCAACAACAATTACTAAATCTTGTTGACAAGTATGTAAGTCTAACAGGTATAAATAATGTATGTATTGTTGGTGGGTATGGCTTAAATGTGGTAGCCAATAATTTTTTACTAAAGCAACTAAAGCACGTAAACTTTTACTTTGAACCAGTATCAGATGATACTGGAATATCTTTAGGTGCTTGCTATAAAAAACACTTTGAAGTTACTGGTGAGATACCACAAAAACCTGAGTCTGCTTTTTATCATTATTATGTTCCAGAACCTTCTCCTAAAGGCCAGTACACTACTATTGATAATTTAGTAGATTTGCTAGTTTCGCAAAAAAGTTTAGGTATTTTTGATAGTAGCCCAGAACCTGGACCAAGAGCTCTTGGTCGCAGATCAATACTATTTGATCCTCGAAACAAAGACGGAAAAGAAATAGTAAATAAAATTAAAAAACGTGAATGGTATAGACCATTTGCAGGAGTCATACTAAAAGAACATTTTAGCAAGTATTTTGATACTTTGGGCTTGGACAGCTCTAATCATATGACTATTACGTTTGAATCAAATGAGTTGTCTAAAAATTTAGTACCATCAATAATTCATGTTGATGGTACTTGTAGAATACAAACTGTTGATGAATCCTGTGGATTAATATTTGAATTGCTACACAACTTTTATAAAACAACTGGGTGTCCAATGTTGTTAAATACAAGTATGAATTTGGCAGGACAACCACTTGTTCACACAAAAGAAAATGCACTAGAGTTATTTAATAGCAGCGACTTAGATTGTATATTATTTGTTGATGATATGATGTTGCTATCAAAATAACCATAATACCCTGTTCGCCAAGTTGGTAAGGCACTGGATTTTGATTCCAGCATTCGGTGGTTCGAGTCCATCACGGGGTGCCACAACATACAGGCCCGTAACTCAGTGGACTTAGAGTACTACGCTACGAACGTAGGAGCCGGGAGTTCGAATCTCTCCGGGCCTGCCACACAAACACAGCTGTACCATGCGTCAATTTAACCTACAAGAAGTCCGAGACTTTATCAGCAGCACGTCACCAGAAACCAAGATTTATCTTGGTGCAGATAGTGAACGTGTACACGTTGGTGGTAAGTGGTACGCAGACTATACACTGGCTGTGGTAATTCACCTAGACGGTTGCCACGGCTGCAAAATCTTTGGTGACGTGCAACGTGAGCGTGACTGGGATCAGCGTGCTGATAAACCCGCACTACGACTAATGCAAGAAGTCTACAAGATTAGTGAGCTATTTCACGAGTTGTCGGACGTGTTGCAAGATCGCCACGTAGAAGTTCACCTAGATATTAATCCAAGCGAACGATATAAGAGTTCACAGGTAGTGCAACAAGCAATTGGTTATATTAAGGGCACGTGTAATATCGACCCTAAAGTGAAGCCACTTGCGTTTGCTGCTAGCTACGCCGCAGACAGACTAAAATTTGTATTGAGTAACTAACATGGTGCACATAACTCTACTGCTAGACACCCAAACAGTAACCTGGTGCAAAGAACTAGCACTACAACGCGGTGTCACCTTGAACCATCTGATCTCAGATATACTAAATGAATTTATTCGTAGCCAACCACAACCAAGTGTTAAAACAAATGACTGACCGATTTGATCTTGAACAACAAATCATGAACTGCTGGAACGTAGTACAGGACATTGAGTTGTTACATACCAATGTCCTAGAAGGCAAGCCCGAAGGTGGTCTGCTTACCACGGACGAAATCAGTAACTACTTGCTGGGCCTGGAATCCATATACGAACGAAAGTTTCAGCAACTATTTGACACGTTTAGTCAACTGGTTAAAACTAGACAAATTTAATGTTGGTGTGACCCGAATGGTCAGGGCACGGATTGCAAATCCGTATTATGCAGGTTCGAGTCCTGCCACCAACTCCACAGCCGTCTTAGCAGAGTGGTAATGCTCCCGCCTTGTAAGCGGGCGATCGTGTGTTCGATTCACACAGACGGCACCATAGCTTAGCACACTGAACCACACCAGGCAATTGGAGCCGAAATGTCGTAGTGTGCTAAGCTATGGTTGTATGAAGCCTAGCAAAAGGCATCTTGGACGCGTGTTCGACTCACGCCTACTCCACCATTAAATGTTTTATTAGAATTAACTAAGAGTTAATGAATATGGACAAAGAAATATTAACACAGGATGTGTTAGCAGGACTAACTGTAAAGCAAATACAAGATAAATATAACTGTAGCAGATCTAAAGTTTATTACTACAAAGCGTTATATAATCTTAATGGGCTAAGCCCCAATAGTAAGAAATCTTTTAGAGAAACTGGATTTAAACAGTGTAATGTTTGCGGAGAAGAAAAGCCGCTAGACAGTTTTTACTCAAACGGGTTTACTCCTAACGGTAAACAAAAATATAAAGCTGCCTGCTCTGTTTGTGAACTAAAGAAACGAAATACTAACTTTTATTCCTATATTGCTGAATATCTTAGTATCTCAGATAAAAAATACGAATGCTGTAAGTGCGGATACACTAACATATTTGGTTCACTAGATTTTCATCACAGAAATCCAGGGGAAAAAGATTTTGAACTATCTCGCGTAGATAAGACAATATCTTTTGATAGATTTATGGAAGAAGTCGCTCCTGAAATAGATAAGTGTGATATTCTTTGCCCTAATTGTCATAGACTAGAACATTTAATAGTGGGGTAGTAATGGTTTCGACAAGGTGACAAGTAGTGACGCAGACAACTCGGCAATGCGACAGCCGTAGGGTTGGGGTTTTCCCGGCCGCAACAGCACAACAAAGTAAACGCAAACGATAGCGAATACAGATTAGCAGCTTGATGGCTGCTTAGGGTTTTGCCAGTTCCTCGTAACAGAATACTGGCACTATATTTTAGCGTTGCAACGGGTGGTATGTACGGCTAATTTGCAATAAGCCAGAGGACCGGGATTCCCAGCCTGCTAACAGCAGGGCGCTAAAATATAGCAAAGGAACACATGAACAAAGACAACTACATCCACCCTAAACTGTGGCAAGCCGAAGCAGGCAATCGCTTTGCAAAGCCTGTGGCACAGGTACACGAGTTTTACTTAAGTGGGCCTATTGGTGACGCTGAGGAGTATATCGAATGGTTTGATGTGATCCGTAATGCTGGACCACACGACACAGTTCGTATTTACATTAATAGTCCTGGTGGTGACCTGTACACCACACTACAATTCTTGCGTGTAATGAGTGACACCGAAGCCACTGTGGTTACTAGCGTAGAAGGTGCGTGCATGAGTGCAGCTACCATGATTTTCCTTGCAGGTCATACTCAGGAAATTACTCCACATAGCTTGTTTATGTTCCACGATTATTCGTCGGGCACATTTGGCAAGGGTGGTGAGCAGTACGATCAGATTCAATTTGAGCGTGCTTGGTCGAAGAACTTTATGCGTGAAGTCTATGCAGACTTTCTCACAGATGCCGAGATTGAGTCCATGATGCACAACAAAGACATTTGGATGGGCCACACTGAGGTGATCAAACGGCTAGAAGCCATGCAGCAAAAGCGCGAAGCCGAAGCCAAACAACAATAAGCTATGGGTGGTAATGCAGCGGGGATGGTCCTGCGACGTGCCTTGAAAACACGGTTCTCTTAACAGGGATGGGGTTCGACTCCTCTGCCACCCGCCAAAACTGCTACGGCGCCAAACTCGAAAAACTCACACATGGCAATCAGTTTCCAGCAACTAAAGAGTCCACTACTAGGACTACAAGACCAGCTTACTTTTGGTAAACTAAAAGGCTGCCGTATTTGTGATGTGGTACAGGATCACTACGAGTACCTAATCTGGGCTGAAAAGTCTGGATTAGTAAAATATCAGCCCAGATTAGTCGAAACCATCCAAGAGATGGCTAGTTTTGCTCGCTGGGAACAGCACGTTGAAGAAGAAATCAAGCCATATCTAGAAGACGATTTAATACGTCGTGAACGCGAAATGATTCGTAGTATCTTAGATGACGACGTACCCTTTTAAGCGTGCTTAGTTTAATGGTAAAACTTCTGGCTTCCAACCAGACGTTAAGGGTTCGATTCCCTTAGCCCGCACCAGCACATATATGTACATAGTTTATTATACAAACCCTCACGACAAACCAGTTCCACAAGCTCACCGTGAGTGTGTAAGTGATTTAATTAATGCACTACAGTGCTGTGAATATCTACGCTCACATGGTATGTTATACGTTACCCTAGTATCAGACTACGACGGAATGATAGGCAAACCAGGTGCACAAATGGCTGGAGTGGAGTACGTTCCACAGTTAAAAAATTAATCTTGATTTGTATCCCCAATTGGAGTATAATAACTACTTCTTTGGGGATTTTTTATTGCAGAAAGGAGGTGTCTAATGCCAAATATTTTCTTTGCATCAGACCACCATTTTCGGACATGCTAACATACTAAACTTCAAACGTGACGACGGTAGTCCACTGCGTGAGTTTGACAACATTGACCACATGCACGAGCATATCATCAATTCACACAACAGCGTAGTACGTCCCGGTGACAAAGTGTACTTTCTAGGTGACGTGGTTATGAGCAAGAAAACATCGGCGCTGCAAATACTAGGCCGCATGAATGGTGAAAAGGTGCTCATCAAAGGCAATCACGATCAGTGCAACCTATCAGCTTACGCACAGTACTTTAAAGACGTACGCGGCTCACACCAGTTTGCGGGGTTAATTATGACACACATCCCAATCCACAGTGAATCACTAGCACGTTGGGGGCTGAATGTGCACGGTCACCTGCACTACAACGTAGTCAAACTGCCACTTTCACAGCTTCCAGACCGTCGCTACTTCAACGTAAGCATGGAGTGTATCAACTACACTCCTATTAGTCTGGAAGAAATTAAAAAACAAATACGATAATTTATTTTAAGAATGAGCGACGGTGGCCAAGCGGTTAAGGCAGTGTTCTCATAAAGCATTGATCGCAGGTTCGAATCCTGCCCGTCGCACCACCAAACCCAAAGCCCCTCCACATAACACTTGGAGGGGCTTTTGCGTTTGCAAAAATATTCTCTTGAAACACTTTGGTAAATCGGTTATAATTATATTTTCAACGCAACAAAAAGGCAAAACACAACATGAAATTTTATTTTGGTCAAGTTCCCAACTCCGACATTGAAAACTTTGGTGCAGAGGGTTTGTACTACAACGAAGGCGAGTTCTACTACTACTGCGTGGAATTTGGCAGTAACCCAGGCGGCCTAGACGACATTGTGCTGCGTGACACTGTAGGCCGTATGGTCCCTGTAGCTACCGAACACCTGCGTGAACTTGCTACCATTCTGGTAGAGTGCAACAACCTGTGTGTTGAAATTCAAGGCGCTCGTGAACTTATTGAAGACTTGCAGGACATGGAAGCAACTGCAAGCGTTGTTGGAACTGATATTGACTACAACTAAGAGGTAAACCTTGGCAAAATCTAGCAAACCACAAGCAGCACCTAGCGGCACTCCCCCTGGCGTAGCGCGTACACAAGCAAACCGCAAACGCCGACTGGAACGCACACTGAAGGCTCAGCCAAACAATCAACAAGTAGTACGCGCACTACAAGACGTGGGCAACACCCGTAAAGCTCCTAAAGTTCCGCAGTGGTCCCACAGTGACATTGCCCTGGCTAAACTGTTTAAGTACTTTAGCGGTCGCGCTTCGCCTGACCTATTCAGCAGCAACCCCAAAGTGCAAGCACAGGCGCTGCAGTATTTTAACCCAGAACGTGAGTGGTATGGTTTGCCACAAGGCAAAGTGTCATTTTCACTGGCTGCTCGTGCTCGCAACCAGTACGGGCTTTTGATTTGGGCATGATATATTTATACTACTTTGCATTTGCCATAGCAACAGCACTTACCACACTATTTTGGTACTACTTACCGGCTGTTGAACAAGCAAGCACTGAAGGAGTTAAAAACAGTACTACAGAACACCCGGTACTAGGTGCTGTAGTATACGTTATACTAACAACCATTCTGGCTCCGTTTGTATTACCAGCATTGCTGTCTACTAGTCGTGGTGACCGATATCGTGAAGGACTGTATCACGCTATCTGTAAACCAGATGAATAATTTTAGTGTTGACCCTCAACCGTAAATAGCCTATAATATAGTCTTATTCAATACACAAAGGCACACACATGAAACTTGTTGAATTTACCTACACAAAAGCCAACGGTGACACTTCACAACGCGCAGTTGTTGAGGTCGTACAGCCTGCACAGCATTTTGAAGGCATTGACGTGTCTCAACTTGATACCGACAGCTTTGCGCTGTTCGTTCAAGAATACCGTGAACTCAAACAAGCTCAACATGAAGCCACACTGCAACTGCTCCACAAACACGACCTCACACACGACTACCGACGCTTTGTACCAGAGCGTATGACCAACACCAATACTACCCACATTTAATAAAGGAAAAACATGACTACTTGGACCGACGAACTTAAAGCAGAAGTTATTGAAAAATACACCGCCGCTGGCCCTACTCCAGACAATTCAACCGAAATCATCAAAGACATTGCAGAAGAAATTGAAATGTCGCCTAACGGCGTACGTATGGTGCTGGTGCAATCCGGTGTGTACGTGAAAAAAGAAGCCGGCGCTGGCGGTGGCAAAACCACGACCAAAAAAGACGGTGACGCTCCCAAGCGTGTAAGCAAAGAAAGTGCAATCGCTGATCTCAAAGCTGCATTGGAAGACCTGAACAAACCAGTTGACGAGGACATTCTGAGCAAACTGACTGGTAAAGCCGCAGTTTACTTCCTGAGCGTACTCAAGTAATCCAGGCGGCCGTGTGCCGCCTTTTTGTGTTATGGCAACAAAATCTAAAAAGCAACATTGGCCCAAGGTAGTAAAAGGCACGCACTTAACAGTGCGAACTTTTGAGGATGGGCACACTGAACTAGAGTGGGATGACGAAGCACTTTTACGAGAAATTCGCACTGCTATCAGCATACACTTAGCCAAGCAAAAATCAAAGCATCAGGAGCGTTATGGGCCACGTAAAGATAAAGATAAATGACCGAATAGTGTTGGGTAAAACCGACTATTATAGTGATCTCAACAAATACCCTGCTCCACGTGAGCCTGAGTTTTGGTTGATTGAGGACGGCAATGGTGCAGTGATAATGTTTCCGGACAAAATCTATAATTATATTAGTCCGCAAACCTTTAACAGTCTAAACATAGAGTCAGAACCGGAAAAACCAGAGTTGACAACTCAAGCCAATTCCGGTATACTTGATAGTCAAACACTGCTAAAGGCTATTGCTATTGCACAGCAGCCTGAATTAGCACTGAACTTACTAAAGGAATAATATGGCGACCAAAAAGCGTAGTGAACTTGAAGAAGAGTTGATGACAGACGCAAACATTGCGCGAGTTATCAAGCTGCTGGAACCTGTGGAAGAAGGGGCTAAGCCGATTACTAAAAAGGATGCTTGTCAAATTCTTGGCATGGCATACAACACTACGCGTCTTGGAACCATTATTGAGCAGTTTAAACAGCGTCAAAAACGCACAGCCGAACGCCGAGCACAGCTTCGTGGCAAACCTGTTACACCAGACGAAGTACAGTACATTATTAGTGAGTACTTAGAAGGCGAGCCGGTTGACTCCATCAGCAAGGCAACCTACCGCAGCACCGCAATCGTTAAACGTGTACTAGAAGAAAATCACGTACCAATTCGCGTACCAGGACACAGCTACTTTAAGCCAGAGCTGATCCCAGAAGGTGCAGTGCGCGAACGATTTAAAATTGGTGAAGTAGTGTACAGTGCAAGATACGACAGTGTGGCACGTATTGAAGGCGAGCAGCGGGACAGTCGTCATGGTGGCTGGATTTACAGAATCTGGCTGCTTAGTGAGAAACAACTGCAAAGTGCGTATCAGCCTGCTTATGAGTTAGCGTCGCTTGAACATCTTCGTGAACTGGGAGTTAAGGTATGAAGTACTGGATTTATGTAGAACCTGCGTCGGAAACTTGTACGCTACCCGTCTGGACTATTTTAAGTGAAAAGGCTATCTTAGCACAGTACTGGGTTTACTGGTACGACCGTATGCGGCTGGCTGGAAACGGTGCGGAAATAAGTGAGCAACGGTGTATTGAGGACTGGGTTACCGCTCACTGGGCTGTGGAAGCCACACCCGAGTCACTACGGAGGATTATAGGTGAATAAAAAAGATATGGCACTGAAGCTGGCGCTGGAGGCGCATATCGCTTTGCGTGAGTGGATCAATTCAGTTCCGAAAGACACGCCGTTGCCTGCTATGCCGGGTATTGATGGCGACTGGCTTGATGAAATTGAATTTAAGATCAGAGAAGCACTGGCCGAGCAGCCAGCATATCGTGCAGTCAAGACGTGGCATGACGGCACGCCTGTTTATGTTGCCGAGCAGCCAGCACAACAGCAGGAGCCGATTGTCACCAAAAACAAAAGTGGCCTAACGCTTCACGTTGGTTGGGATGATTTGCCTGTTGGCACAAAGCTGTACACCTCCCACCACCCCCGCAAGCCGCTGACGGATGAGGAGATCACAAAGGTCTGGTGTGCCTCTGCCATTTATGGTGGCATGGCATTTGCCCGAGCCATCGAAGCCGCCCACGGCATCAAGGGGGACGCATGAGTGAAAACCTGCACTACGAAAAAACAATCTACGAGAACACCGAGAAATTTTACCAGCTAAAACTAACACTCAGTGAATTTCGTGACAAATACTATCTCAACATTCGTAAATACTTTCAGAGTTACGAAGGCGACTTTGTACCTAGCCGTGAAGGGGTTTCGATGGAAGCATCAGTGGAAAACATCTATGCCTTACTAGACGGCTTGTTTGATATTGTGGCTCAGGGCGAAGCACGTGAGATTGTCCAGCACTACGCAGCGAAATTTTCAGACTTGTCAACACCACCCTAAACTGTTATAATAGTATCTATGAACAAAATCACACAATTCTTAGATAGCGCATCGCAGGCTTACTACGCCGGTAGCCCCGTTATCAGTGACGAGCAGTTTGATCGGTTAGCAGAGTCGGTTGGGTATAATCGTGTAGGTGCTAAACAGCACGGCCACGTTGAGCAGCATCTTTACCGTATGTACTCACTGCAAAAGTTTTATGAAGACGAAGGTCAGGCTCGCCCTCTGGAAGGCATTCGAGACGTTGTTGCTAGTGCTAAGCTGGACGGGGCAGCTATCAGCGTACTTTATGTTGGTGGTGATCTTGTGCGAGGTCTTACGCGTGGTGACGGCGTAGAGGGTCAGATCATTACGGATAAGCTGCTGGCTACACACATTGTACCACACACCATTCCCTATCATGGCGTGGTACAAGTTACTGGCGAGATTGTAGCTCCCATCAACATTGAGAATGCTCGTAACTATGCTGCGGGTGCTCTTAACCTCAAAGACGTAGCTGAGTTCCGTGAGCGTGCCTTGAGCTTTTTTGCGTATGGTATCTCACCCAGTCCCAATAAAACCTACCGGGAAGATCAAACCCTGTTGAAGCAGTGGGGTTTTGGCGTAATCACTGAAGAACACTTGGACAAGATTTTTCCGTGTGACGGTGTAGTGTTCAGGGTCAACGACAACCGTGTATTTGAGGACATGGGCTACACTGCCAAACACCCTCGTGGTGCATACGCTAAAAAAGAGCGCGCAGCACACGTAGAAACCAAGTTGCTAGACGTTGAGTGGCAAGTTGGCAAAAGCGGCAAGGTCACACCAGTAGCAATCCTAGAACCAGTTAATATCGACGGAAAAGTGGTTACTAGAGCAACACTTAATAATCCTGGATTTATTGAAGCCCTTGATTTACGAATTGGCGATACTATCGCTGTTAGATTAGCAGGAATGATTATTCCGGAAATTGTCCACAAAGTGGACGCTTAAATTTTGGTTGGACAAATTATACCTCATATGCTATAATAATAAGTATGTGAGGTAATTTATGTCTTGTGGAATATATTTATTGAAGTTTAGTAACACTGATAAAGTGTATGTTGGTCAATCTATCGACATAGAAGATAGATACATAAAACATAGAAGTGCCTTTAACAGAAACGCAGCTACACCAAAGTTGCAAAAAGGCTTCGATGTATATGGTATGCCGATACTAGAAGTTCTAGCTGAGTGTAGAATTAGTGAGCTTAATGCTCTTGAAAAAGAAGCTATTGAAATATATGACTCGGTTAATAATGGATTTAATACACTCGCGGAAGCAGGGAATCCAGTATTATTTGGAGATAAGGCAGGTACATCAAAATATTCTAATGAGCAATACTTAAATGTTTTGCGATTGCTAGTACAAGATAGCCCAACGCTAAACAAACGTCAAATTGAAGAACTAACTGGCGTATCTATATACACTATTCGCCATATAGCAGCATTAGAAAGTCACACATGGATGAAAGAAGTTGAACCAGAGCTGTATGCAAAACTAGAACAGCTCAAAAAAGATTCACCATATCACTATGGTACACAATATCCAAAACTTATTTCTCCAGAAGGAATAGTGCACGAAGTTACACACGTTACAAACTTTGCAAAACAACACGGACTATTACAGCCAAAAGTTACAGAACTATTAAAAGGTACACGTAATTTTCATAAAGGCTGGAGACGTGTAGATGCTTAAATTTCCGGTGGTTGGGCAAAGAAAATTTTGACTTGTGTAGCCACTTCTTTTCCAGTATAATATAGTCTGTAAATTGATAAAGAAACCATGAGAATCCAAATTCCAACACACTGCCCGTGCTGCGACTACCCACTGGAACTGGTCAACGATCAGCTCTTTTGCCGCAACACAGCTTGCGGTGCTCAGCTAAAGTCAAAAGTTGAGCATTTTTGCAAGACGCTTGGCATTAAAGGCATGGGTTCCAAAACTGTGGAGAAGCTCGAACTAGCAGACATTACAGAACTTTTTTATCTCGACTTGGACGTGGTATCAGCACAACTAGGCAGTGAGCGAGTAGCCTCCAAACTACTAGACGAGATTGATCGTGCACGAGGCGCTGACTTGGCAACAGTCCTGGCTAGTTTTAGCATACCACTGGTTGGTAACACAGCCGCAACTAAGTTGTGTAGTGTTGTCCAACATATTGATGAAATCACTCACAAAACTTGTAAAAGTGCAGGTCTAGGAGATAAAGTAACTCAGAACTTACTTAACTGGCTACAAACAGATTTCCGCGAACTTCGAGAGTTTTTGCCCTTCTCGTTTCGTTCACAAAAGGTTTCCTCTACACCCAGTAACGCAAAAACTGTGTGTATTACAGGAAAATTATCTTCTTTTAAAACCAAAGCAGAAGCCCATCGTGCTCTGGAACTGGCTGGTTTCAAGCCCACAGAGTCGGTGACTAAAACCACAGACTACTTGGTTGATGAAGAAGATAAGGGCAGTACAAAGCGTAAAAAAGCCGAAAGCCTCGGCATCCAAATTATCACAAACCTAAATACTTTCTTGAAAGAAAATCAAAATGACTGAAAAAGCTACTAAGAACTGGTCCGATGAAGCTGTTGACCAACTGATGAGCATTGTTGGCAATCAAAGCCCTGTTAGCGTTGAAGCTGTTGAGCGTGCTGCTGAAGCCCTTGGCAAAACTACTCGTAGTATCGCCAGCAAACTGCGTCAACTGGACCGTGAAGTTGCTAGTCTAGCTAAGGAAAAGACCAGCGCATTTACTGCTGACGAAGGCGAAGCTCTGGCTGAGTTCGTGCAAGCAAATGCTGGTAATCTTACGTACAAAGAAATCGCTGAACACTTTGCTGGTGGCAAATTTAGCGCAAAACAAATTCAAGGTAAATTGCTTGCTCTTGAACTGACTGGCAGTGTTAAGCCTGCTGAAAAAGTTGAAGTTGCTCGTACCTATACCGAAGCAGAAGAAGCCAAGTTTATTAGCATGGCTCAAAGCGGCCGTTTCATCGAAGAAATCGCTGAAGCTCTGGGCAAATCGGTTGCTTCAGTTCGCGGCAAGGCACTAAGCCTGACTCGCAAAGGCCAAATCGACAAGATTCCTGCACAGCGTGAATCTCATGCCAAAGAAACTGTTGATCCAGTTACTGCTCTTGGCGACAAGATCCACTCTATGACTGTTGCTGAAATCGCTGCTGCTGTTGATAAAACTGAGCGTGGTCTGCGTACACTGCTGACTCGTCGTGGTATCAAAGTTGCTGACTATGACGGTTTCGCAAAAAAGCAAAAGGCAGAAGCCAAAGCAGCAACTAACTAATAGTTGCTAAATCATAAAGGCATAGGGTAGTATGACTACCTATGCCTTTTTTAGTTGTGTTATTGATTACAATGGATAACTGCGGAATATATGCAATATATTTTGACCAACATCCTAATGAGTTTTACATTGGTAGGTCCACTAACCTGTACGTAAGGCAGCAGGAGCATAAAAGTGCCTTAATAGCTAATAGACACGTAAATAAAAAACTACAAAACTATTACAATAAATATGGTATGCCAAATTTCGAAATATTAGAATTGGCACACCCAGATAATCTAAAAGAATTAGAGATTCAGTATATTCAGGAATTTGATTCATTTAAAACAGGCTTAAATCTTACTAATGGTGGCGAAGGCGGTGGTTATGGTGAAGGAGTACATTCATCAAAACATACAGAAGATAAGTATGTAGAAGTGCTAAAATATTTGGCTACGACCACTTTTAGTACGTCGAAAATATCTGAAATAACTGGTGTAAGCAGAGATATTATTAAACATATATCGGGCGGCTCTGCACATGGATATTTAGCAAATTTATGCCCTGAATATTATAGTATTGTAATGTCCAAGAAATATACTAGGGATAATTCAGCTAAATCAAAAGGCATCGTATATCCTGATGTAAAATCACCTGAAGGTATATTGTATACTGTAGATAATATCCATAAATTCTGTGAGTTGCACAACCTACAAGCACAAAATATGCACAAAGTTTTAACTAAACAAAGAAAATCACATAAAGGTTGGACACTCGCATGAAAGTAACTATTACATACCACGATAACGACTCCTTTACGGTAGAAGAAGTTGTAAAACAGGCTGTACACAACTACGGCCGAGCAGCACAAGTAGAGATTATGCCTGAATCAACAATGGCATACGATCACATCTACTTTGGGCTACAACAGCTTATTACACACGAACAGCTTAGCCTGCTATACGACAAAGATGCAGCGTATCAGCAAGACTTGAAAAAGTTGCGTGAACAAGTTCTTTACAAAGTAACGGAAATTATTGACCAAGTTATCATTGACAATGAATCTAAAGTAGGATAAGCCTTGGATACATCAGCAGTAGTCTTAAATAAATTACTAACAGAGCAGAATCTAGAAATCTGGGCCAAGCTCAAGTTGGTATTTTTAGACCCTGCGTACTCTTCCCTTTACGGTGCAATCAACAAGTACTATGAAAAGTACAGTGCAGTACCGTCGTTTGATGAACTCGAACTAACCTTAAGGGAGGGACCAGCGTCTAAGACGTTAGCAACTCTCCGGTTAACCGAGGTTCCTGACGTTTCAGCAGAAGTAGCACTAGATGCGTTAATCGACCAGTATACTCAAAATGAAACGGTAAAATTACTAGACAAATTTGTAGACAAACTACCGCTTTACGATTCAAACGAAATAAAAGATAACTTAGCTAACCTTGCACTAACAATCGAAGAAAAGACTCATACGTCGGAAAAAGTCTTCACGATGGCTGATATGATGATGTTTCAGCATCCTGACGACATGGAAAAAGAACGTGTTTATCTTGGCCTTAACAATACTTTTGATGCTGTTCTTGGTGGGGTTGCTCGCCAGGAACTCATACTCATTGGGGGTAAACGGGGTTCTGGTAAATCTATTACTAGTAGCAACATTTTTGTTAATCAATATGAGTCTGGTAATAGTAGTCTGTATTTTAGTATTGAAATGACTGCGTTCGAGACCATGCAACGTAATCTTTCGATTCTTGCTGGTGTTAGCTTACAAAACCTAAAACAAAACAAATTAACTGACGAAGAAGTCTTAAAAGTTGTTAAAGCACGTGCTGGTATGTTTCAAGACGCAGACCAAACTGTGCTAGACTTCATGCGACACCGTGATCGCTATAAATTTGAAGAACAACTTGTACGACACCACCAGCTAAAAGCAGATAATCAAATGATTATTGTTGACGACCGTGACTTGACCCTAAGCAGCATCGACTTGCACATTGGCAAAGCCAAAGCAAAGTTTGGTGACAAGCTAAAAGTCGTGGTTGTTGACTACATTAACCAAATTGTTCTCGAAGGTGCGGATCAATATGACTGGAAACCACAGATCGAAGTCTCCAAAAAGCTCAAAAATCTGGCCCGTAAGTACGAAGTGGTCATGGTATCGCCGTATCAGATTGACAAAGATGGGGAAGCTCGTTTCGCAAAGGGTATCCTTGACGCGGCCGACATTGCCCTTGTTATGGAAGCCCATGATAAGGAAACCAACGCCGTCAGCTTCGAGACGACGAAGATTCGCGGCGGTAAGGAAATGGCATTCACTTGCCCAATTGATTGGGATACCTTACGCATCAGCCCACAGTCTGTGGATAAACCAGCCGCTAAAGAAGCTGTTAAACGCGCAGGCAAAAAAGAAGCACAACAGGCAGAACTAAAACAAGACGATAGCGGCGCAGACCTGCCGTGGAACTAATATGGAACACTCAAGTTACGACGTAGTGATAGACACACTACAAAAACATCATGATAATCTAATGGAACTCACCATGCGTAATATGCGTAGTGAGTTCTTGGGTATGAGTATTATGGACGATATTCGTCTTGAGCAGTGTGAGCAGCTTAAAGAAGCAATTGAAGTATGGAAAGCACATAAACGTGGAGATACTATATGAGCGATCCAGTACTAGACCTCCTACAAAAACACGGCCTGGCATACAGTGTATCGGGTCGTGACTACCTGATACAGTGCCTAAATCCGGAGCATGAGGATTCGAATCCGTCATTCCGTGTAGACAAGGTGTCGGGTGTTGCACACTGTTTTGCGTGTGGATTTAAAACCAATCTGTTTAAGTTCTACGGTGTGTTTACCAACCCAGTGCCGGTTAAGATTGCGGCGCTGAAGGAAAAGCTAGCCGAGTTAAAAACTGCTGGCGATGGTCTGGAGCCACCACCCGGGCACACACCGTGGACTAAAACATTTCGCGGTATCAGCCCAGCAACACTTAAACACTTTGGTGCATTTTATACCAATAGTGTGGAAAAGCTACAAGACAGGATTGTGTTTCCGGTCCAAGACATTCGCAAGAAAACGGTAGTGTATGTTGCACGTCACACACTGTCGCATGGCAACCCACGATACGTAAACTACCCTAGTGGTGTCCGGATGCCGCTATTTCCAGCACACCTGCCAAGCGGCTATTCGTCGATGGTATTAGTTGAAGGCATTTTCGACATGCTAAACCTATACGACAAAGGATGCGAAAATGTTGTATGTGCGTTTGGCACTAATACACTGCAAAATGATACTAAAAGCAAGCTACTTCCGTTTAAGGCGCAGGGCATCACACATATATACTTGCTATTTGATGGTGACGACGCCGGACGAAAGGCGTCGCAAGTTCTTAAACCTTTGCTCGAAGCTGAAGGCTTTGTGGTTGAAGTGGTAAACTTGCCGGATGGTGTAGACCCAGGTGAACTGGATGTGGAAGATGTTCGCGGCATTGCAGAGTACGTCACAAAATAAACTTGAATTACTAGCCAAGATACGCTATAATAAAGTATCACAAGGAATCAAATATGAAAATTGCAGTAATTGACAAAGCCCCTAATAGAACTCGTTATAGTGATTACTTTAATTTTGAATTTCATCACTACCACATGAGTTCGAAGCCAATTACCAAGCTGTTGAAAAAAGACGTTGATCTTGAAGTAGATCTCGAACCTTACGATTTCGTGATCCTAGTAGGTGCTGAAGCAGCCAAGGAATACGCAAAAATTACTAGCGTTACTAACTATGCCGGGCAGTTGGTGGATGATAAGTTTATTCCTATCAGCAATCCGGCTATGTTAGCTTTTAAGCCAGAAGGTAAGCCTGATTTTCAGCGGGCAGTGGATAAGATCCACAAGTACATTGCTGGTACTCTTAAGCCTGCTAGTGAAGGCGATTATAAGGGTATTGATGATACTAATGAGGCAAAGCGCTTCTTTCGCGAAGTATTAGAAAATGCTCAAGGCTATGTGGCACTAGATACGGAAACAACAGCTCTGTATCCTCGCGACGGATATGTTCTAGGACTATCCATGAGTTACAAATCTAAGCATGGCCGATATATCTTGACTGATTGTCTTGACGATGTATGTTTGGATTTGCTTCGCAAAATTATTAAGGAATACTCCATTGTATTCCATAATATGAAGTTTGACTACAAGATGATTAAATACCATCTTGGCTTAGACTTTGATCGTAAGCGCGTACATGATACAATGGTTATGCACTATGTGCTAGACGAAGCTGATTCGCATGGCCTAAAACAGCTTGCGCTGAAGTACACAGACTATGGCGACTACGACAGTGAACTAGATGACTTCAAAAAGGACTACTGTGCTAAACACGGTATCTTGCAAGACGACTTTACCTATGACCTTATTCCGTTCGATGTTATTAGCCGTTACGCTGCGATTGACACAGCCGTTACATACGACCTTTTCCAGAAGTTTTGGCCCATTGTACAAAAGAATGACAAGCTGCGTAAGGTTTACGAAGAAATCTTAATTCCAGGTACCCTATTCCTAATGGACATGGAAGAAGTTGGCATCCCCATTAGCTGTGAGCGCATGGAAGCTGCTAACTTGTACCTGGATCGTGAGATTCAAGCCGCTAAAGAGGCACTGTATGGCTACGAAGCAGTCAAACGGTTTGAGCAGGACACTGGCAAGATTTTTAATCCCAACAGTGTGATGCAACTTCGGGTTGTGCTGTTTGATTACTTGGGCCTAAATCCCACCGGCAAGAAAACTGCCACTGGTGCTATCTCTACCGATGCTGAAGTGCTGGAACAGTTATCAGAAGAACATCCTCTGCCTAAGGCAATCTTAAAGGTTCGACAACTTGGCAAGATTCAGAATACATATATCCAAAAAATTCTACCGGAGCTTGATCGAGATAGTAGAATTCGTACCAATTTTAATCTTACTTTTACCACTAGCGGCCGTCTTTCTAGTAGTGGCAAGTTTAACGCTCAGCAAATTCCTCGGGACGATCCTATTATCAAGGGTTGCATCAAAGCTCCACCAGGTTACAAAATTGTTTCGCAAGACTTGACCACCGCCGAGATGTTCTATGCTGCTGTGTTGTCGGGCGACAAAAACCTGCAGCAAGTCTTCTCCAGTGGTGGTGACTTTCACTCGACAATCGCTAAAATGGTGTTTAATTTACCTTGCCCGGTCGAAGATGTAAAGAAACTATACCCTTCGATGCGTCAAAGTGCTAAAGCCATTTCATTCGGCATCTTGTATGGTAGCGGAGCAAATAAAGTTTCGCAAACCGTTACTAAAGCAACTGGCGAGAGCTATCCAGTAGAACAGGCGAGGGATGATATTAAACAGTATTTTACAAAGTTCAATAAACTAAAGCAATGGTTAGATAATCGCAAGGCGTTTATTGAGGCAAATGGATATACTTACAGCTTCTTTGGTCGTAAACGTAGGCTGCCAAATGTATTCAGCCAAGATAAAGGTATTGCGGCACACGAAGTACGAAGTGGTATTAATGCCGAGGTACAATCACTTGCAAGCGACATGAACCTACTGGGAGCTATGGACACTGCTGCCGAGGTAAAGTCACGAGGTTTAGACGCAAAAATATTTATGCTAGTTCACGACTCTATCGTGGCGTTGGTAAAAGATGAGCATGTTCAAGAGTACTGTGAATTACTTAAACGCAATACTCAAAAGGACAGAGGTTGCTCTATTCCTGGCACTCCTATTGGAGTAGATCAGGATATTGGTGATGATTATTCTTTTGGCCACTTTGAAGAAGTATACACATTAGCAGAAGGCAGCCTTATAAAGGTATAAAAATTTTTAGCTTGCAATTTTGTATTACGCATAGTATAATATGTAATATGCAACGGAGCGTAATATGAAAAAAGAAATTGACGAGACAGCTTTTAAAGAGTATACCCAGGAATCTTGCTATTGGGCCGGATTCCTGGCTGCCGATGGTTGTATAGGAAAAGACAATACAGTAAGAGTAGAACTAGCAGCTAAAGATAAAGACCACGTTTTTAGATTTAAACAATTTTGCAAATCCGAGCACTTAGTATCACATAATGATAAAAAAGACTCGTACAAAGTAGGGTTTTGCTCCCCAATAATTACTAGTGATCTGTATTATAAATATGCTGTATCTGTAGATAAAACGCATAACTTAATACTCCCACTATTGCCTAACTTAGACAATTATCAGCATTATTTACGCGGGTTTTTTGATGGTGATGGGTGTATTACTACGTTTTTTAATAACAGGCCAAAAGCAACTTTTAGAGTATTTTTAACAAGTGGTAGTTTAGTATTTTTACAAGAGGTACTTCAACTCTTAATATCTGAAAGTATAGTAGTGGGCGGTTCCATTCAGAAAAAAGCTGCTAACTGTTGGCATATTCAATTTGGCGTAAAAGACTCTACTAGTTTTTTAAACTGGATATATAATGGTGCCACAGTTTATTTACCAAGAAAATACGAAAAATACGTAGATTTAATAGTAAATAATAATAGAGCTAAAAGGTAATGGAATTACAAACAATCAACTGGCCCGTGTTCAGGCTGGGTGAGAAACAACCACAGCAACGTGATGGTGTTGTGTACTACAGTTCCGAGTATGAACAAGACACAGACTCGGAACTTGTGCTGTCTCACACCCTACGCATTGTAGACGACCACAACCTACCAGGCCACACACTTGGTAGGCGTAGGCTGCAACTAAAGATGGACGGTGCAGCAGTATTTCCCCTACGTACAGCCGTGTACTTCCTAGCAGACCTTGTAAAACTAGCAAAAAGTACTACGTGGTGGATCGACAGCAGCGGCCAGGTGTTTCAGCACAAAAAATCCACACGCGCCAAACTAACAACGCACAAGATCACACAAGTGTTACCTGCGACGGGTCTAGGGTGTGTGTTGCAGGTTGAAGGTCTGGTTACGCGATTCAAGTCTATTGCACACCCTAAACCGGAAGAACAGTATGCAGCCTTACTCAATTTTGGTATGGTAACACTATTATACGGATTCTCCACCACACCACTGAAACCCACCTGGAGGCTAGTGTAATGCCGAAAGCAATTATATCTAACCGGATTTACCTAGATAACCCCGGTGTAGAGCACACAAAAAAGATAATTAACGAACTCACTTACAAAATCAAAAAAGACACTGGTAATAAAAAGTTTCAGAGTATTGAAACTATACGTAACTACAAGTCGCTGGTAAAAGGTATCTTGAGCATACCACAAGGTCGCCAAGACCTTATCCCAGACAACTATGAAGTAGTAGATAAACGCGTAACGGTACCAGTGCCTTTTCCCAACCCACTATTTCCACTACGCGATGACCAGCGTGAAGTGTACGATCAAGTCCACGATACGTGCTTTATTAACGCACTAGTAGGATGGGGTAAGACATTTACAGCACTACACCTCGCCCACAAGTTCGGACAAAAAACTCTTGTTGTCACACACACCACCGCACTACGTGACCAGTGGTGTGAAGAAGTTGAAGTGTTATTTGGGTGCAAGCCAGGTATTATTGGCAGTGGACAATTTGACCACGAAGATCACTTTATCACAGTGGCAAATATACAAACTCTCAGCAAGAATGTGAGTGAGCTAGCTAAAGAGTTTGGCACCGTTATCTTGGACGAAGCACACCACTGCCCTGCTAGTACATTTGCACAAACCATCGACGCGTTTCATGCACGATACAGAATTGCATTAAGCGGTACAATGATCCGCAAAGATCAAAAGCACGTGGTGTTTCGTGACTACTTTGGCGACCATGTACTAAAGCCAGCACTGGCTAATACCATGATACCGGTTGTACACGCTGTTAAAAGTGGCTGGATACTAAAACCCGGCGCAACGTGGGTGGAAAAGATCAACGAGCTAACACAAGACGACCTGTACCAGCGATACATTGCCAGCATTGCGCTGATGCAAATGGAAGTTGGTCACAGCGTCTTAGTAGTAGCAGACCGAGTAGAATTTTTACAAAAAGTACAGGAATATATTGGTGATGAATGTTTGCTGGTTACTGGCGAAACCGACTATGCCCAACGACAAGCTGCAAAAGAGCAGCTGCTTAGTGGGGCTAAACGGGCAATCTGTGGATCGCGACAAATCTTCTCGGAGGGTATTTCCATCAACGTCTTATCCTGCCTTATTCTTGCCGTTCCCATCTCCAACGACAGCTTGCTAGAACAGCTTGTTGGACGCGTTCAGCGTCAGTATGAGGGTAAACGGCAGCCGGTAGTAGTAGACATTCAATTTGCTGGACACGCTGATCGTAAGCAAAACAATGATCGCCTTGGCTTCTACCTACGCAAAGGCTGGCAAGTGGTGTCGATGTAAAAATCTTCACTTGTCAGCACATTGCCTTTATGATATAATATAGTCTGAGTTCGCAATTATGGCTTTGTTATTTGACCTTTACACTCTTGAGCAAAGCACACAATGTGACCCACAAAAATTAGTTACAACATTAGAACTGTGGTTTAACAAGAAAATATTCCCTAAAAATCGTTACAGTAAAGTGAAGCCACTTTTAAACCTATCGGGAAACAATTACTTACTAAACCCAGCTCCATTGTTTAGCGACAAAACCACAGATGTAGCTTATAAAGCACAATACATTAGATTAGCGGGTCGCCGAGATTACTTTCAGTACAAGTATTACAAAACCAAACACCTTGACCTTAGTTACTACACTGACATTAATCTAGACGCAATCAAAACAAATCCGCTGTTAACTATTACTGACAACAAAATACACTTCAAATACGAGGAAATTTAAAAAAATGGCACTTAGCTTTAAACAAACCAAAGGCAAAGCACAAAGCAACAAAGTTGAATCCTACGAGTACAAAGACGGCGAAAATGTCGTTCGCCTAGTAGGTGGACTTCTACCACGGTATATCTACTGGCTCAAGGGAAGCAACAACAAAGACATTCCAGTTGAGTGTCTTGCTTTTAGCCGCGAAAAAGAGAAGTTTGACAACGTAGAAAAAGATGCTGTACCTGAGTTCTTTCCTGATGCAAAATGCAGCTGGAGTTACTCAGTTAACTGTATCGACCCTAAGTCTGACAAAGTTGTAGCACTCAATCTTAAAAAGAAGTTATTCGAGCAGATTGTAACTGCTGCAGAAGACCTGGGTGACCCAACAGACTACGACACTGGTTGGGACGTTGTGTTTAAGCGTGTTAAAACTGGCCCGCTTGCCTTTAATGTTGAATACACACTGCAAGTGCTTCGTTGCAAGCCTCGCGCACTGACCGCAGAAGAGCGCGCAATGGCAGATGCAGCCAAGTCTATTGACGAGAAGTTTCCTCGTCCGACGGAAGCCGAAGTTCGCGCGCTGCTGGAAAAGATTACCACAAATCAGGAAACTGATGAAGCCGAAGGTGGTGACGAAGCCGAACGTGAAGCTGTAAAAGACCTAGGTTAAATCCACAAGCCCGCAAATCAGTAGCTTTGCGGGCTTTTTTGTCTGATACAATATGACACACAGTACAATTATTCAGGACGACTTCTTTGAAGATCCTGATGATATAAGAAGATTTGCTCTTCAACAAGAATACGAGCCGTGTCCAGTAGGTAAATGGCCTGGGAAAAGAACAGAACTTTTAAGAAGCATTAACGCAGATTTTGCCAAATATTTTGTAGAAAAACTAGTACCAATAAGATTTGTAGGAGTCAGGTCTGTTGATTTGGCGTCGTATTTTCACATAATTCCTAAATTTTCTGACGACCCTAGTAGTATTTTAAATCGTGGATTTGTTCACATAGATGCTTACGACGGTAACAGTTTTAATCCAAATCTTTCAGGAGTAGTGTATCTTACACCAGGTATACACAAACGATGTGGTACGTCTACTTTCCAATTAAAACCACACGTAGACCAGTCTAAAGTAAATATGGCTGTTGCGGAAAAACATGCTTTATATAAATCAGGTGTGCTGGTAGAGGATTTTTATAAAAAAGTGGCAAACCATTACGATCAATTTGAAGAAACAGTTAGAGTAGACAACATCTATAATAGGCTTGTTACCTTTGATACTCAAATATGGCACGGCGCTAATAATTTTCATTCAGGTATACAAGAAGACAGGCTAACCTTGGTGTGGTTTGCTAAAACTAAATAAACTAATATGAAAATACTTTTTACAGCAGACATACACATCAAACTAGGTCAGAAAAACGTTCCGGTAGACTGGGCTAAAAATAGGTTTCAGTTATTCGTAGACCAGTTTGCGGAAATGCAGCAACACGCTGACTTAGTAGTAATTGGTGGTGACGTGTTTGACAAACTACCCAATACTGAGGAAGTAGAACTGTACTTTGACTTAGTAGCCAGCTTTAAAAAACCTACACTAATTTACCCAGGTAATCACGAAGCGCTCAAAAAAGACACCAGCTTCTTGACTCACCTTAAACGTGCTACGCATCGCCTAAACCCACTGGTCAGTATAATAGACGACTACTACTACAACGTGGGTTTTGACATAGACATAATTCCGTACAACAAGCTAAAAGACTTTGTTGATAACTACAGCACACTAGACTTTCACGGTAAAATCCTGTGCACGCACGTTCGTGGTGAGATTCCACCACACGTAAAGCCAGAAATTCCACTGGAGTTACTGGACCGCTGGGACGTGGTACTAGCAGGTGACTTACACAGCTATGAAAACTCGCAACGTAATATTCTGTATCCAGGTAGTCCTTATACTACTAGCTTTCATCGACATCCCGTGGACACTGGAGCTATTTTGCTTGATACAACTACTTTGGATCACGTTTGGACCAGCTTCAACCTCCCGCAGCTAATTAAAAAGACTATTCGCGCAGGCGAGCCAACACCAGCCACCGCCTTTGACCATACAATCTACGAGATTGAAGGCGACATGCAAGAACTACAAGTGCTAGAAGATAGTGAGCTGATTGCGTCAAAAGTAATCAAGCGCGACACCGACAGTGCGCTTATCTTGACGCCTGAAATGTCACTAAACGAAGAAGTACGTGACTATCTTATGTACATACTAGAACTACCGGAACCTACGGTTACGGCAGTTCTAAAGGAGCTACAAAATCATGCTGAAAAATTTGCGTAATCACACAGCCGAGGTCTGGTCGCAAACTAACTGCCCGGCCTGTTCTCAAGCCAAACAGCTGCTGGACCGTCACGGCATACAGTATCACGAAAAAATGATTGGTGTTAATGGCTACACCAAAAAAGACTTGATTGCGGTAGTTCCCACAGCACGCAGTGTTCCACAAATTTTCTTGGATGGTGAATACGTGGGTGGTCTACATGAACTAAAATTAAAACTAACACAGCATGATAACAATTAAACAAATGCGTTGGAGCAATGCTTTTAGCTACGGCTCCAACAACCAAATTGACTTTAGCGAAGCACCACTTACACAGCTTGTGGGTCGTAATGGTCACGGTAAAAGTTCGATTGCACTTATCCTAGAAGAAGTGCTGTTTAACAAAAACAGCAAAGGCATTAAAAAAGCCGATATTCTTAACCGTTACGTTCGTGACAAGGCCTACACAATTGAACTAGACTTTGAGCGTGACGGTGTGGACTATACTATCAAGTCGCAGCGTGGTAGCTCACAAACAGTCAAGTTATACAAGAGTGGCGTTGACGTTAGCTCACACACCGCAACCGCTACGTACAAGCACATTGAAGAAGTGCTAGGCTTTGACCACAAAACTTTTGCACAGATTGTGTATCAAAGCAATGCGTCAAGTCTGGAGTTTTTAACTGCACCAGACACGGCACGCAAAAAGTTCTTGATTGAAATCCTAAACTTGGGCCACTACACTCGTGCACAAGAGGTATTCAAGGAAGTAGCAGGCGAGCTGGGCAAAGACATTGCGTCCACACAAGCTAAAGTAAACACTGTGCGTAGCTGGTTAGACAAATACGAACGTCAAAACATGGCACTGCAAGATCCCCTACCAGTGCCAGAACTAGACCAAGATGTGCTAACACAAGCGAGCGCGCTGCGAGCAAGTATTGGTTCAATTGAGCAAACAAACAAGAAGATTGCTCAAAATAATACATACAAGCAGCTACAAGCAAAGATAAACTTATTTCCTATACCTGCTAAGCCAGAAGATGCTGACAAAACACTAAGTACATCTGCTTCAGAAGTAGACGCACAATTAGTAGAAGTTAAGAAGACCCTCAAAGACAGTCAGGCATTTGTTGCAAAAATAACCAAATTGCATGGTTCATGTCCTACGTGTTTGCAAGATATAAACGAATACAAAATTGCAGAGCTTGTTAGTGAGCAAAATTCTATACAGCAAGTGGCTGAACAAAAGCTGCAAGCACTGTTAAAAGCTGCTGATGAAATAAAACAAGCACTAGCAGACTACCACAGTAAAAAAGCTGCATGGGAAAGTGCCACCAAAGCTCAACAAGAATGGGAAAAGTATCACCAACTTATCGACCCTCAACTGCCAGAGACTCAGCTAGACAAGCAACAGTTGCAAGCACAGCTAGCCACACTAGATAGCCAAATACGTGAAACCAAGCAACGCATAGAAGCTGCGGAAGCACACAATCGTGGTGCAGCTGCACATAACTCAAAAGTTGAGTTGCTGACCAAGCAGCTGGATGAGATGCGGTGTGAGCTAGAAACGCACAGCAGCCTTCTGCACGACTTGTCGGAAAAAATGAGTATTGTAAACATACTCACAAAAACTTTTTCGACAACTGGACTAGTGGCATACAAGATCGAGTGCTTGGTCAAGGACTTGGAGGAAATCACAAACCAGTACCTTGTAGACTTGTCGGACGGACGATTCCAAATCAGTTTCAAGATTAGTGCAAGTGATAAACTAAACGTGGTTATCACAGACAACGGTCGTGACATTGAAATTCACGCACTTAGCGGTGGTGAGCGTGCCAGAGTAAACGTTGCTACCTTGCTGGCAATTCGCAAACTAATGCAAGCACTGTCAAGTTCACGAATTAATTTGCTGATACTAGACGAAACGGTAGAAACCCTAGATGTGGACGGTAAGGAAAAGCTGGTAGAAGTCCTACTACGCGAAGAACACCTAAACACTTTTTTAGTATCACACGGATTCACACACCCGTTACTGGAAAAAGTGCACGTAGTTAAACACAACAATATTTCAAAGATAGAGGTATAACATGGCTATAGAGCTTGCTGATATACCTATTGAGTCTTACGCTTTTATAGGTGCTTTTAATGTAGGACCTAATATATGCGATAAGCTTACTGAACAGTTTAAAAAACACAGTAAACTTATAAAGTATTCAGATGATATGCGACAATATCACAGACTAGTAAATACTGATATAGACAAAAGTGTAGACGTTGAGTACAAAGCAATATTACAAGAGTGTTTACAAGCGTATGGACAGCTATATCCTTCAGTATACAGAAATAATCTTACATGGGGTATAAGCGATCCGTACAATCTTCAACGATACGCACCGGGAAAGCACTACAGTGAGTGGCATACCGAAAGCTACGGTCCTGAACCTAAAAAGTTTTTACGAATACTTACGTTTATAACGTACTTGAATGATATTCAAGAAGGTGGCGAAACCGAGTTTTTATATCAAAAGTGCAGAGTTAGGCCTCAAAAAGGTTTAACTCTTATATGGCCTGCTGGTTGGACACATATACACAAGGGATTGCCTGCTGAAAAAGAAGTAAAAGATATTGTTACAGGTTGGTGCGTATATAGTGACAGACTAGGTTAAATGGAATTTTAATATGGTAAAAATAGAAAAATTATCCCCCGACGCCAGTATCTGGTTTGTGCGAAGTGGTGTGCGCCAACGTGCATTCTTGCACCAGCTAATTTCAAAATCTGAATTAGACACACTGGAAGTCGAGTCCGGCACGGTGGTGTACTCGATTGACGAGCAGGAGGTGGTGTCACGTAGTGCCACCGCCACCAAAAGTCCTGAAACAGTTAGTGATCCAACCACCGCTACCACAACACCCACACCTGCCGAACCCCCAGTGGTTGCTACAACGGAAAACAAACCCAAAATAGTGTTTCCGGCAAAGTCTAAGCGCAAGTAATGGTTGATAGTCGAGCAAAAGGCGCACGTACTGAGACGGCAGTACGTGACGCACTTCGTAAACACACCGGTTTAGGGTGGGAGCGTGTACCTGGTAGTGGTGCACTAGACCCTAAACATCAGCTAAAAGCAGACTTATACGTGCCGGGGCGAACCAACCTGTGGGCGGTGGAAGTGAAAGGTTACGCTGAAGATCATATCAACAGCACACTACTGACTGGTAAGAATCCACAGCTGCTAGAGTTCTGGAAACAGAGTGTTCGCCAAGCACATCAAGTGGGCAAAAAGCCGCTGTTAATATTTAAGTTTGACAGGTCGAAGATATTTGTGGCGTTTGAAGACATGCCCACTCACACAGGCTATCGCTGTTTACTAGTCAACGTTGAGGGCCACGAGTTTTTTGTAGCACTACTAGAAGACTGGCTGAACTTCGAGCAACCACAATTTGTAACTTGACATATTGATAGTTAAAATTTTGTCATTGACTTCCCATGCTACTTATAGTATAATATAAGTATTGCTGGAGAATACCTATGTCGAAATACCCTAATTGGACTCCTGAAGAAATATCCTTATTAAAAGAACTGTATCCTATTTATGGTAGAAGCGAAATTTTACTAGACAAGTTACCTGGTAGAAATTTAGATGCCATATGTTTAAAGGCTAATAGGCTAGGTTTAAAAGTTATTTATGGAGTCACTAAAGCTAGAACTAACGAGCAGTACGTTAAGTTTTTAGAACTTAACACAGATTTTGTACCACTAGAGCCTTATAAGGGCAGTACTGTGCCTATATTGCACATGTGTGGTATTTGTGATCACGAGTGGAAAACCAGGCCTCAGGCACTAATGAAACCAGGCGCTAGGTGCCCTGCATGTGACCTTAAAACCAGAAAAAATTCCCTTGATAAGGTACTTAGTGTACTGGAGTCTGCAAACTTAGAATTATTATCGGAGTATATAGGAGCATTATCCACAATTACTGTCCGACATAAGTCCTGTGGTCATATATGGGACACTAAGTATAGCTATATTCAGCAAGGATCTGGATGCCCATTATGTAATAAAGGCTTCGGATACTTCGACAAAGAGCATTATCCAGACAGAGCAGTATTATATGTTTTAGAGATAATATTGTTTGGTGGACATAGGTATCTAAAAGTAGGTATTACTTCCAGACCTATAGCTCGTCGAATAAATGAAATTTCTTCCAGTATAGGCGATGATTTACTACTAATAAAACCACTTATTTTAGTTAAAGGCGACGGTAAGAGTATTATACAATTAGAACAACGTATACTGCATGATGAATCCGTTGAAAAAGCATGTAGTATTAAAAAGTTTTCTGGTAGTACTGAGCTTGTTTCTGAGCATTCATTAGAAATACTAAACGAATTAATAAATAAAGATAAAAATGTCACTATCATTCAAACAAGCTACGGCTGATAATAACAATCTGCTCATTATTGACGCAATCAATATGGGATTTCGCTGGAAACACTCTGGAGCTGCCGACTTTTGTGATGAATACATCCAGGTGGTAAATAGCTTCAAAAAGTCATACAAAGCTAGTCATGTAATTATTGCTTGCGATAAAGGTTCTAGTAGTTACCGCAAGGCTCTAAGCCCGGAATACAAACAAAATCGTAAAGATAAGCAAGCATTACAAACAGATGCAGAAAAAGCTGCTTTTGAATTATTCTTTCAAGAATTTGAAAGAACTATGTTGAAAATACAAGAAGAAACTAAGTATCCTGTATTACGCTTCCCCGGCGTAGAAGCTGATGATATTGCTGCGTATATAGTCGGCAAACGCAAGCAGCTACCGTTTGATGATATTTGGTTGATCTCCAGCGACCGTGACTGGGACTTGCTGGTACAACCTGGTGTAAGCCGCTTTAGTTACGTAACACGCAAAGAAGTCACACATACTAACTGGAATACTCACTATGAATTCAGTCCCGAAGATTATATTAGCATTAAGTGTCTTACAGGTGACAGCGGCGATAATGTTGCTGGTGTGCCTGGTATTGGACCTAAGCGTGCCATTTCACTGGTTAGTGAGTATGGCAGCACTTGGGATATCATTGCCAGTATTCCAATTGCCGGTAA